AGGTCGCCAGAGGGATCGATATCCCCACGAACAACAGTTCCGTTCTCAATCGCGAGCATACGCTCCATAGTAAAGACCTGAACGGTTCCCACTTCGTCTCCCTTCTAGAGCGAACTAAGTTGATATGTGTCGCTACTCAACTGAATAACGCTCTCGTAAGTGAGCTCTGCTGTAGTTCCATCCACCATGTGAACGGCCCAGTCTGGACCAGATATAGTGGCAGTTCCATCACCATTGTCGGTGACTCTGAAGACCGCGTGCTCTTCAAATATGGCAAGGAGCTCGGTAACCGTAGGCATGTCGGGGTTTGACGCCGCATTACCATATAGTCGTTCTTCCAGAGCTGAGATAAGCCCCGGGTTGACCTGTGTCGTGTCCACAACGAAGTGGCTAGACGCAAGCGCTCCAGGAACCATCTCGGGTCTGGTAGAAAATTGCCAACTGAAAAGCTCGATTTCAGGTGTGTTGTTGAGCGAGGCGTTGTTCCTCTGAGACGGGGTAGCAAGAGCGTTATACACAAGATGAATCTTGTAGTGCCCGCCGGCTTGCATTGTCCGATATGAGAAGTCGAACGATCTACGCCCCTGCCCAGAGTAAATGTCAGAATATCCGTCATAAGGCTCGAAGGCCTCCGGATAGGTAATGGCATCTACGCTTGCGGCGAAATCACCAAGTGAGATCTGCTGCTCGTGCCCAACGCCATCGATATAGATCAGCTTCTGATCTGCACCTTCCGTCGTCTCCTTGACCGAGACAAGACCACTCCACGAATATCCAATGCCGTTCTTTGTGTAGAAGACACCCCGATCAACACCGAACTCGTAGTTGACTTCGCCAGGAGACCCCCAGACTAGTTTGGTCATGAGGGTCTCCTTTCTTTTTGGACTAAGCTAGCCCCATTGTTGTGAGATTGAATAAGCCAAACTCACCGATTTTTGCTGTTAGACTTGCCCCTACGGGAAGACTTCCAACGATAGAGGACACTTGCAGCGAGGTAGTGCCAGCTGGAACTACATATCGGAACCAATGCAAAGCAGATCCCGAAACAACAGAAAGCCCGCCAATTGGTGTTAGAGTTGGGGTTGTCCCGCCAGCGGCAAGCAGGCGAAGTCGCACCCCCGCAGTTGGTGAAGGAACAACCCCGCTAGCAGATACAATTTTTGTTCTAGCGCACAGCAGTACCGTGTCACCAGGTGCAAAACCGGTAGAAACTGCAAACGACTTAAATTCTCGAAAGTTCGAAGCTGAAGCTGCCGCGACAAAAGCAACTTGCCAGGCAAGGCCTTTAAACTCAGAATCCGATACAAGCCCTTCTGTCCAGTCCGAAGAAGACGATCCGGAAGTTATCCATGATGTCGGCGTCGGCGATCCAGCACCCAGTAATGGATGAGCTAGAAGATTGGCTACGTCTCCGATGTCTATAGTAGCCTTTATTGGCGAATAAGCATAGGACTGAACTTTAGAAGCCATCAACTGAGCCATAGCAATATGCGCCGTTTGTGACGGGTGCAGTCCATCGCCTGAGTCATAAGCAGCTAAATATTGTCCAGTTAGCGGATCAACCAAAAGTGAGAAGAAATCAATTAGCTCGAATCCTCCGCGATCATCTGGAAATTCCGCACCATTTCGAGCGTATTCTCTAAGCCAGGCATTCCACTTCAGAGTAGTGGTCAGACGAAGTGCCGTATGCATTGCTCCGCCACGAGGAGGGATGGTACATAGAATTACCCGAATGCCAGAAGCCCGAAGTGAAGAACAAATAGCCCTAATGTCGCTTTTAAAAGCAGCAAACGCCACGCTACCATCACTACCACTTGCTGTGATGTTATTAGTTCCGGCCAAAACAGAAACAATTGATGGCGAGAGAGCGAGAGCATCGTTTATCCTAGCCAGGATTTGGGCCGAGGTATTGCCAGCAACTCCGGCATTCCCCCGAAAATTGAGACGCTGATCAGTAAGAGCACAGACCATCTGAGGCCAGGCACCACCATATCCAGCACCACCAGCCGAAACATCCTGAGCGGTAGATATGGAATCTCCGAATGCTAAGAAGCCACTTCCGGTTGGACGCAACTGGTATAGCGAAGGTAGTCCAGCCAGAGTTGCCTCAAGGGGTCCTAGTTCAGAATCGATTTCGTTAGACACGGCCGACTTAGTGCTTTCCGAAAGCCCAGCAGGCTCGGTTTGAATAGCCAAAGCAGACAGTTGTTCGTCTATCTTTTGTTTGGTATAACTTTGAACCTGTCCCATGGCCTTATTCCTTAATATGAGATTGAAAAAGTCCCGTCAGGGTTGGAAGTTACAGCAGAATCATCTAGTGCAAAGACATTACCATCGGTACTGACCCCAAGTCCTTCAGCCGTATATCCACCAACACCATCCTCGGTAATGTTCAAAGGGAGGTCCGGCGCCGCAAACAACACCAAAAGATCGGAAACACTGATCAGGCTAGGCGCGGAAGTAGTGGTTCCGTATAGAATTTCTTCCAAAGCCTGCATCTTTTGCGTGCCTGCTTCAATTGAAGAGACTACAAAATGAGAAGTAGGTTTAATTCCCGGAGCAATTGGTGGCCTCGTAGAAATATTCCAACTAAGGCCCAAAGGGTCGATAGTATTTGAAGTGGAGTTATTATCTCTACCGGAAGGGGCTGCTAGTGCGTTATACACCAAATGAAGTTTATACCCACTATTCAGACCAATTACATCATTGCCAATTTTAGATCTATAACTAAATCCAAACGGCTTACGAGGTTGCTGAGTGGCGAAGAGTCCTGCTGCCAGACGTAAATTCCCCTCACATAGAGCAAACTCAGGTGGTGAAGAGAAAGCTTCCAGAGTGGCGTTGAATTCCTCTGCTGCCGCGACATTGGCATACTTCGTGCCGTCTAAGTAGTAAGGTTGCGGATCTCCCCCCGAAGGCGCCTCTTTTACCGACTTAAGTCCATTCCACGCCACTCCGGAAAATCCCGGAACGTAAAGAACTCCACGGTCGACACCTGCTTCAAACGTGCGCTCTCCTGCTGCGCCCCAAACAAGTTTGGCCATGGCTCCTCCTATCCCTTGGTTCCGAGTTCTGCCTGACGCTGCTTGTTGAGCATGCGGCGAGAAGCTGCCTGATCGCGAGTGCCCATCTTAGAGCGCTTAGCGGGCTTATTCTTCTCGTTACATACCTTGATCAGCGTCAGAAGTTTGTTGAAGTGCCAGTACTGATACTCTGGAGGGATGTTATGAGCAATCATCCAGTAGTAAACGATCTCTGCAGTGACGATCTCAGAGCTAGGCCTAGCATAGGGGTCCTCAGTAAACCAAGTAGCCGTCTGCTTCGAGTTAATGTATGCGGCTATCTGAGAGACTTGCTCAGAAGATAGCTTGTTATAGACGTCTTCGGACGGAACCGGAGCAAGATTCATGCATGAAACATAGCCTCGAGTCTCTTCGTCTGTCCTGGTAGATCCATCTAGGAACGGCTTGTTCCAGATTGACTCCCATTTTGAAAGGGAGGCCAGAGAGTGCTCTAAGAGCAGAGTTGCACCCGGCGACGTGAAGAAAGTGTTGCTCTCTTCGTCGAAGAGTTTGGCTTCTGGTATCTCTATGGTGAGCACTCTCTGGCTCCTTTCTGTTGTGGTTACGCGCCGAAGATCGTGACGAACTCGGCGGGGAACGGCATGCGCGGGTCCACGCCACCAACCTCTGGGGTTCCAGTGCCGGCAGTGCCGTACAGGATTTCCTCGAGGTCTGCGAGGGCGTCAGCGTCCACATCGAGCGAGGAGACGGAGAGATGAGCGGTCGGAGCGTACAGGACGCCACCGATCGTGCCAACCTCAACCGCGGTCGTCGAGATCTCCCAGCTGAAGGTCGAAGCCTCCGGGCTATCGTTGACGGTCGCGCGAGCCTTCTCAGACGGAGCCGCAAGGCAGCCGTAGATGAGGTGGATCTTGTAGCCGGCGTCCTGACCAACCAGGTCGTTACCGATCTTTGTGCGGTAACTGAACCCGAAGGTCTCGCGCGCCTGCTGACCGATCTCGACACCGGGGACGATCTCCATGGTGCCGTCTGCGTACCCGAACTCATCGGGGTAGGTGAACGCCTCGATAGTCGCTGCGAACTCCTCTGCCGAAATGAGGTTCAGGTACTTCATGTTGTCGGCGTACTGAGGCGAGGCCTCGGCGCCAGACGGCGACTCCGTGACAGTGGTCAGACCATTCCAGCCATAACCCTTGTTGTAGATGCCGGTCGTCTTGTCTCGACGGTAGAACACGCCGTGGTCAACGCCAGTTTCAAACCGACGCTCTCCAGGACGGTCCCAAACGATTTTTGGTGCCATGTTGTCTTTGCTCCTTAGAAGAATGTTTTGTAAACGTAGTGATGCAAGCCATCTGAAACGAAATGCCGAAGTAGTTTAGACATCGGTAAAAGTGAAAGCTTTCCACGAATATCGGTGTCTGGATCTTCCGCAATTACAGTGACTTGATACCCCAACGTTAGGTTGTAAGGATTATTGTCGGCGTAATCGACGTACTCTTCATCGATTTCATATACGATGCAGGGAAACGTCATTCGGTCTTCGGCGGGCGGGTCGAAATATACTGTGTCTGTCAGGGTCTTAAGTAGAGCCTGCAACGACAGTCGTTGTCCCATGGTAGACACCTCCCGGCGTAATGTTGACCCGGGGGCTCACGTACTCAATATCTCTAATGAGCCAGCGAACCCCCTTCCAACGAATATACCGAATGGCTTCGAAGTTCTCACTGGCGTAAGCATCAGCCATAAGGCTGAAACGATTACCAATGGTGCGGTCGTTGTTTACCTTGTCCGCCTCCACCTGGGCTCGGGTATTACGCAAGACATCGCCATAGAGCATTCGCTCCGTGATGACATCTACGAACTTACCCGAGCCCGGTGGACGTTCTACCGACTCGCCGTAACCGACTGCGTCGAAGAACTTCATGCCGTCAGATCCTTACTCCTCGTACTGGAAGTTCCAGGAGCGAGTGGTGTTCGGCGCCAGGTAGTGACCCGACTTCGCCTCGACCTCGACCGTGGTGTCCTCCGTGATCACGACGGAGCCGGTGACGACCTCGCCATCGATCGTGTAGTTCACATCGGCGTTGACCGGGATCACGATCGTGTTGGTCGACGGGGTGAAGGTCGGCTGTGCTGCGGTCGCCAGGGTGCCGCTGTCGCGGGTCACGACGATGGCCGAGTACGGCTTCGTCAGGGCGCCCGACAGACGGGTCTCCATCAGGTACTTCTCCTGGTTGAAGTCGATGTCGAAGTCGTCGAAGAACGCGACCTGACCACCAGCGTTGGTACCCGTGGAGTAGTCCGAGAGGTTCACGATGATGCCGAGCAGGCTCGGGTACTCGTTGAACAGCTCGACGGTGACGATGTCCTTCACACGAAGCGCGGTTGCCAGAGCAGCCTCGGACTCGTACTTGCGACGACCGAACTTGTCCTCCTCGAGGAGGATGTCGACGAGCAGATCATCGCTGGTGAACAGCGTCGGGTTGCCCGAACCGCGGTAACCGGTGCGCGAGCGGGTGATCTCCTTGACGAGCTCGGCGTTCGAGCTGTTTGCGGCGATCGGCTTCTTGATCGCGTAGAGGTCATCTTCGTGGTAGATCGAGCGGATGCCGATACCGTCGACCTGACCGGACGGGTCCTTGATCTTGTCCGGGCTGCCGTTGGAGCGACCGTCGCCGACCAGGATCGCGCGAGCGATTTCCTCGTCGAGCATGAAGCGGATCTCCCACTTGAGCCACACCACGACGTTGAAGTCGGTGATGTCGATGATGTCATCCCGGTCCAGCTTCTGCTTCTTGTAGACCGTGGTCGGGCTGGTGGTACGCTTGAGCAGCTCGAGGACCTCTTCGGTCTTCCGGTTGCCCTTGACGTAACCCTTCGCACGAGCCTCGGGGCCGGTGATGTCGAACGTCAGCGACTTGATGCGCGCGTACGGCAGCTTCTTGACGCCGTCGAGAACCTTGGCGACCCACTCGGTACGGCGGGCGACGAGCTCGGGAGCCGAAGTCGCGAGCTGTGCGTCGGGGAACAGGCGCTCGATGTCGTTGATGCCGAAGTCGCCGGCGTGCTCGAGGTAGGAGTCCTTGAGGGAGCCGTACTTCTTGCCGTCTGCCATCAGGGTCTTGAGGTTGTCGTGGCTGAGGGACTCTCCGCCGCCCTGGTTGCCCTGCTTCTGCTTGGCCTGCTCTTCGAACATGTTCATTGCGTGGGTGAATCCTTCCTGGTATCCCGCGAACGCGGTGTGCTTGAGGGTCTCGTTGTCGAGGTCCTCATCGGTGTCAGTGTCGGTGTCGCTGTCAGTGTCGCTGTGCGCAGCACTCTTGTCTGCGGCGAGGGCTTCTCCGACGATGATGTCGATTGCTGCCTTCTGGTCGTCCGTCATTGCGTCGTAGATCTCGCCTACGGCTTTGGTTTCGTTTGCCACGGTGTTTGCTCCTTTGTTATCGGTGCTGGAATCAGCATGTTCGAGGTTCTCCTTTTTGGATTCTTCCTCGGGTTCTTCTTTGTCACTGCTGATAGCAGCAGGCGAAGGATCGATTACAACATCGTCGTCGGTGGTGATAACACCCTCGTCTTCGTGAAGCTCGGAACCGTCGCTGTGACTGAAACTGACGTTATCGATGAAAGCGCCAGGATTTGCGCCAGCCATTACCAGGCTGACTTCTCGGATTTCCCCATGAACGACATCCTTACGCCCGGGCCCGTTCTTCTTGAGTCCGTTGGCAAAGATGCTGAGCATGTTGATGTCGCCGTGTCGAACTGCTTCTTTTGCGGTCTGAGCTTTCTCAGAGTCGTTGAAGAAGCCTAGGGCGTAAACCCCATCGGCACGGTTTTCGAGGATTGCGTGCCCGAGAATGTTCTCGGGGCTGTCGACGCCCTGATGGTGCCACACGAGAGGGATCTGCTTGCCATCGTTATGTGCAAACGCCCCGCCCTTGATGGTCAATCCATCTGAGCAAACAAGATCGTTCTTGGTAGCATAGCCTCCGAAATCAGGCTGCTTCTTTACTCCCATTTTGAACGGATCTCCCTTCTTGTTAGGTTTTGGATCAGATGGTTAGGTTTGACCGTTCGTTGGCGCCACCCCCGTGTCTGTTGAGTCCGTTGGAAGCTGTTCTCCACCACGCTTATCTACCGGCATGTTGGAGTTTGTCAACGTGTCTGCCTTCGGATCGGGATGAGGCTTCCAACCGGCTACCGATCGAATCTCATTCGCCGTAGCGATCTCGTTGCGTGTGAACTTCTCACCGATGTCCGCGATCTGCGACATGGGGAGCAGCTTCAGTGGGTCACGGAAGAACTCGATTGACTGGAACTGACTGCGAGCAGTCTTAGTCAGGAATCGAGCTTTCATGGCCTGCGTCACCGCGGTCAACAGAGGTTCGATGGTACGGTTGAAGTAGTTCAGCATCTCTGCCTCACTGGCCGTCCCATTGAAGATCGCTTCCGTAAGCCCCAACTGCGAGTACAACAGCTTAGTGAGATACTCGATCTGGCCAAGCAGATTGTTCTCCGCCGGCCGGTTCAGCTGGGTGATCCGTTCGGTACCATCCGTATAGGCGATTCCGTACTTAGAGCCCTTGAGCTGGACCTCGATGTCGTTTCGCCGCTGCTCAGCCTGCTTCCGACGCGCATCAGACTTGATTACGTATGGTAGCTGGATGATCAGATCGAGCTTGCCCGAACCAGCAGCCTCATCTACAGCGTCCAGGATAGAAAGCTTCCTGATAAGCCGCTGAAGAGTGGAGTTGGGCTGGTTCATCACCTCAAACAGAGGATTCTCGACGATGGCAACGACATCTTTTGGAAGGAGCACCTCCTGGATTTCACCGATCCGGTCGTTGTAGACGGCAACACGAACATGTCGAGGACTCCACTTAAGGATCTCCCCAACTCGCATCGTGTTGATGTCGTACGACCCGGTAACCTTTGGATTGAGCGATGTGTCGATCGGAACAATAGCAACTACGCCCTTGTCGAACATGGACCAGAACAAGTTCTGCTTGAACATGCGTCCACCCTGGTCGATGTTAGCTTCCAAAGAAAGACAGTTGTTCAGACCGCTCTGAATTGTCTCGACGTAGCGTTCATCGTCGTCCAATCGAACATGCTTGATGTCAACCGAAGCGGCATCGATAGCCATTCGAGCATACATCGACGAAACTATCGAACGTTCGTTCTTGCTGTACGTCTGCGGTCGATCCGGACGGATTGCGTACCCCTGACCATAGCTGGTATAGGGGGCTTCGTTCTCATTCGAGTCTCGATCGTTAAAGGCGTTCCATGCGTGGTATAGACGATCTGCAAATGCCATGCGTCACCTCCTCTCTATATGTAGTCATGGGTGAGAGGGGCTAGCCCTTTTTGACGGTGCGCTTTGCCAGGGCGAGGTTGATGATATGGCCGTACGCTCCACCAACAGCCACTACGACCGCTTCCCTGCCAGCTTTAGCTAGAGCGGCATCGTGCTTGTCGTCCGCCTTCTTGTCGCGGGCGGCTCTAAGAGCGACCTTTGTTGCGGCGGCTCCAGCAGTCCCCTTAGATGACTTATATGCAATTTTAGCGTCTTTGACAGCGGCCTTATTCTCGCCACTGAACGTACGCTTACGAGCAGCATCGATTGCTGCGGATCGCTCGGCGCTGCCATCTGCGCGAGACTTGCTATTACCCGTTGAAGTGCGTGCTTTACCAGCGATACCAAGACCATAGTCCATTTGTCGATGGCCCCACTTCATACCCTTCTTGCCGTAATGCTCGAGGAAGTCAGCCTGCTCTTCATCGGTCATGTCTGCTCGGTACCCGACGTGCTCGAGGAAGTCTTCCTCAGACAGCATTCCGGACAGATCTACATCTGCCATGCGTTGGCCTTTCTGGGCTGAATGTGTGAGTGTGTCGGGAGGCAGTGGTTTGTCGCCCATCTTGGTGAAGCCCTTGCTCGGATCGAACGTTAGAGCAAAAATTAGCCGAGATGGAGTGTCGGCATGTGTCACCGCTTGCGAATCGACCATCTCGGCGTAGTAGTTACCCTTGCCGTCATGTGAAACTTCCGCACTGTAGCGACCAGAAGGTGACGTGCCGTAAGTCTCTTTGACCGTCTCAGCAAATACCTTATTGGTGAGCTTCTCGTAATCCTTGTAGTACTCTTGGACTTTTGGGTCGCTCTCATCGGAGAAGTCCTTGATCTTCTTGTACTTCGGATTCGCGTTAAACTTCTCAATGCCGCCATTATTCATCTTGTCTGCGACCTTGTTGTGTACAGCGATATAAGCAGCGGCCCCGTGCGAGCTTTCCTCCCACTTGGCATCCGCTTTTACCAACTTCTTCTGAGCACCTCGGTCTCCGGCCGCAGCCTTGTCCCGAATAACACCCCACTTCATGCCTTTTACACCGGACTGTTCGAGGAATTGATCCTCGGTCATCATTCCGGTCAGAATGTCTGTCACTCGAACGCCTCCTTGTTTAAGTTCCATGCGATATAGGCGTCCATCATGGCTGCCACGTTGTCGATCTTGGCTTCCTGACGCTTCTTGAAGAGCTTTCGGTTACCGTTAGTGTCTTCTAGAACGATACAGTTACCCATAGCAAACTTCATGAGTTCCTGATCGAATATGAGAGCGCGCTCCTCGCTGAACTTCTTGAGCTCACCTAGCGGAACTGACTCCGACTTAACGCCCTGGATGACCTTCTCGATGCCGTAGTCTCCATTCTCACGGATGTACCGTTCGACGAAGGTTCGGGCATTGTAGGGGTCATAACCAAAGGCACGAACATCGAAGCGAGACCGCTGGATGTAATCATCCAGGTCATCGTAGACCTCCATCATGTCAAGGGTTGTACCCTCGAGGACGTGAAGCGATCCTTCTTTGATGAACTCCTCATACTTCTGTCGCATAGCCGGAGCCAGCTTCATCTGTGTAAGGGATGAGATGTAACTTCGAGTCTTGATCCCAAAGCCGCCACCAGGTAGCGGGAAGAGGAAGGTGAACGCACAGAAGTCATCACCCTGTGAAAGGTCGGCACCCATAGCGCAAGGCATCTGCCAGAACTCGGATCGACGATGCAGCAGAGTCTCATCGTAAGAGAAGAAGTAAGTAAACCCTTCCATTGGGATTCCGAATCTCTTTGCCATGATGTCGTTGACCGAAGAGGGCACGTTAGCCATACGCTCAACGTCGCGAGCATAAGTATCGTAGGTCACAGTAAGGTCCATGTTAGGCTGAGCCTTACGCCACATCTCAGGGTTAGTAACTTCCTTGGCGCTATCGAGCTTGTAGTGCCAGATGGAAGTGTGAGGATCGTAGTACTCGCCCTTGAGGATCTTGGCAAGTTCTATTTTGATCGTGTCGCCTGCGCCGTTACGAACTGTACCCTCGGATGACATGGCTACAATAATGTAGTCGTCGATCTTTGATGCGCCCTGCTCTATAGCACCAACAACGTCCTCTCGGACATCGCCAGACAGCCACTCGTCGATGGTGTTGATCTTGGTACGTAGACCCTGAAGCTTGTCGATGCGCATTGGGCGCACTTCTAACAGAGAGTTCGTAAGGAAATTCTCGATGCCCTTCTTAGTGGCAACAAGTTTCTGTCGATCCGCTCGGTTACCCGTGGTGTTCTGAAGTGACCCCATTGTAAGGAACCTGAAGTACGGTCCCTTGGCCCGGGCAATAGCAGTACGGAAAGGTGCCATGACCTCTTCGGCTTGTTTCATCGTCGGGGCGGTTGTGATCTGGTGTGTGGTCGAGGTATCGACGTTGAGGAAGTAAGCCTGAATGAATTCGGCGTACATCGACTTAGCTGCGCCTCGAGCAACGATCAAGTACTGCTTGTTTCGAAGCCGCATCTTGATCATCTTACGGACGTAGTGCCCGCCGTGGTTGTCTGGGCTGGGCACGTAGACCGTGCGCTCAACAAACCAGAACCATGCAAGAAGATCTTCAGCCCACAGCTTGAATGAGTCGAGCATGTTGACGTCGGAACCATCTACGAGGGTTAGCTCGTTTTCGCAGTACTTGATGAAGCCGTCGATTGCTTTACTGTCGTAGTAGTAAAGAGGATTGGCGATGAGCCCATCGATGAGGTTCATCTGCTGTTCGACTTCCTGGTTAATAGGAATGTCTCCGCGGATGACGGCATCACGGAACGCCGCGTAGTACTTCGGCGTAGCCGTATTGGACAGACTCATCGTCAACCCCCTTTCTTGTTACAGGCCCTTGAGCAGCTTAGCTACTGCAAGAGCTCCTTCTTTTGCGGTTGGAGACTTGGCGATGGCGACAGCACCCGCGCCTAGGGAAATGACGGTGCCCGCGGTCTTTAGAACCTTGAGCGTCTTCTCCGTTGTCTCCGCGCCCTTCTTGAACTTGCTCGGGTTTGCCTTCTTGTACTCTGAGAGGAGCTGGTTTCGCTTGTTCAGCTTGGCCAGATCATCATTGCTCAGATTGTCGACGCCGTTCTTCTTGATACGGGTCTTGATCTTGTTATACCGAGCAGCATCAGCTGAAGTGTGAGCAGGATTTGAGGATGCTTTACGCACGCCCCACTTCATACCCTTTCTGCCGAAGTGTTCGAAGAAGTCGCCTTCCGAATACATGTCGGTGAGTAGATCTGTCATTACGCCTCCTTCCTATGCTGCGATCATTAAGTCAACGCCGTACCATGCGCTGCTAGTTCCAGTGTCGCCCCCACCATTCAAACTTGGATTTCCGTAGTTATACCGAGACCCTGGAACCGATGTTTGCAGTGGCGAAACGGTCTTAGCCGTTGCTAGCGCATTAGCTACAGCGGAGTAACTAACATTATTCAACGAATCTCCACTGACAGGCCGAATGAAAATAGCCGCCGCAACGGCTGCCCCATTTACCATGTTGTACGGCGTTGCAAACAGTAACTCGTTGAACCCAGACACAGCAGGAGTATCTATACCTTGCGCTAGAACAGAGGCACCTGTTGCTCCAGCGAATAAGAAGGATGTAAGAGTTTGTCCAACTCCTTCTGGTGGCATCCAGAAACGAATCCCTTTAGCCACAACACCCGCCGAGGTTGCTGATAGTAGAGTTGCGAGTATTAGTCCGCCTGGCTGGGTTGGGTCGGTATTAGTTCCAGATGGCGTTAGCCCTGCATTCGATGGAAAATATGCAGTACCAGCGCTCCTACGCTTAGCTGAAAGGCCTCGCGCGCGCAACGCCATACTCATGCCAGATCGCCAACCACTAGCCAGACGTTTGTCGCTTGCTTCCGAATTGACACGGCCGAGTACTGAGCACGTGTCTTAAGAAGGCTCCCAGCACTGCGAAGTGTAGTCCCTGTGCCAGCCACGATTGTTACCTGACCAGCACCCATCTGAGCAATCTCAATAACCGTCCCAATAGGGAAAGCAACCGAAGAGTTCTGAGGGATAGTGACAGATATAGCGCCCGCGTTAGTGCATTCAATCGCCTTGCTCTGGTCGGCTAGGACGGGCGTGTAAGCTGTTCCAGTCTGAGCGTTAACCGCAACATACCGTGGCGCTTTACCATTAATTGCAGCTGCAACGGCAGCAAAGCCGAGGGCAACCTGATCTTTAAACGCCACTTATCCCTCCTAAACCAGAGCTGCGTTGAACGCGGTAACGAAATCGGCTGCGGGATCGCCGAGCTGGACCAGAGAAACGGAGCCCATGTTGCTGTTGGCCTGAGCTTTCTGGGTGGTATCGAGCGTCTGTGCTGCATCATAGCGAACACGGAACCCAACAGCAGTGGTGAGAGCTGCAGCTGCAGTTTCATCGTCGGCCATCGCAGCTTCGAGTTCGGCAAAGGTATCGAGAGATGCTGATGCACCGCCAATAAGATCACTCTTTACAGCAGCACTTGCGGCCGCGATTGCTGCGTTGATCTTGTTAGCGGAATATGTCGTCCCAGTGGCTGTAGTTGCCGAGCCATCCGCGATAAGCGCTGCAGCAGCTGCACTAGCGGCCGCGTTAGCGACAGCCGTCGACTTTGTGGATGAATATACGCTCGTTCCTGAAGCGGTGGCATCGTTGATGACTGCACCTGCGCCAGAAAGCGAAGCCTTGACCTCGTTTATTGCTGCGACGATAGTCGACTTGTCAGTGGTCGTAAGCGATGCTTTAGACCCTACAAGGTTGGCAATTTCAGTACGAATGGTCTTGAACTCTGTACCGATACGAACGGCAAGGTCCTGCACCTGATCTTTAAATGTCATAATTATGCCATTCCGTTCTCGAAGTAGAGGCCTAGTGCCATATCGTCATCATAGGCCGGGTGGGGTGTTTCATCGACGATATGTGCCTGTAGCGCAGCGGCAGATGATCCACCACCATCCTCATCAGGTCCTAATTCGCCCAAATAACCAATTAGTTCCTTACCCATTTGATCACACCGTCTTTCGGAAGATCTCGCCAGTTATGAAGTTGATGCCGACTGAGTCGACAGGAGCTTCTGGCGGGAAATCGGCAAGGCCCGTAAGATCCCAAACAGAAGCTCGGCCCTGAACAGGACCTGGGATTTCAGGTGTTCCTGGGTACAGAATCGAGAAGTCGTCGGCCACATTGAGGCGCCAAATAAGCTCATCAATCTGCTTCTGTACGGCTTCCAATCCAAATGAAGAAACAGGAGGATCGAAAAGCATTCGAACACGAAGGTATATGTAGGTCTTTACATCGTTGATCTCCATTTTGTTCCCAATGAACTGGAACCATGAAGCGTTCTCATCCTCGATCATAAAGCCTTCGACGGGGCCAACTCCGGCCTGGTATAGCGTGGAGAAGGCGGAGTTAATGTGCGTTGTGATGTCCAAATCGAACGCAGTGAACTCTCGATCAAATCCGAGTAGCTTCTTTGTAGACTGAAGAATACTGTCTTTGACAGCGATTGTTTCCGGCATTAACTCCGCCTCCTTAGTGCTTGATTACTGGCAGGACTCGCATTGCAAGTCATCCATGGGGTCGACTGGGATGCTGTAGCCACCGATGTTGTCTTCGGGCCCCATTAGCGGTTTGCCTCCTCGAGGTACACGGCGAACGCTTCCCAGTCTGCCTCTGTGAGGACTGCGTTGGAATCATCAGTCGAATGATTGACATATTCCTTGATCGCGAGGCAGAGGTCCTTGCTCAGACCGGCGCCGGGCTTGAATCCAACCACTTCCTGGATTGCAGCCACGGAAAGGTCGCCCCATTTGCCGTTTCGGCGAGCGGAGTAGTAGCCACTTGCAGTCAGCTCTTCCTGAATACGCAGCTGAACGCTCGAAGCAGGAGGTGCGAAGGACCAATCGTCACCGCTAAGCGGGAACGTGATCGACGTCTGGGGTGCGTCCGCGGGAATCTCCACCGGAGGAACAACCTCGGGCGAACCCGGGACGTTGAGCGACGAAAATGTGGGAAGCTCCTCAACGGGAGGAGTCGGATCGGCCTGAACTGGAGCCGAGTCAAGCGCTTCGTCTGGTTCATACTGCATTATTGTCTCCTTAGCGACGCCAGGGAAGAGTATCCCCGGGAGTCCGTTCGACTAAGACGCTAGGAGCTCTCTTTCCTGCGCCAAAGTGGATTGCATTATGCGTCGTGTGTGTTACTGTGATCATGAACTCCGGATCCAGAATAACCGGGTCGCCATCAGCAACCTGATCTCTGCTCATGGGGTTCATGTGGTGTACGATGATCTTGTCGAAGATCTCATAGCCCTCCACCCCCAAATCACAACCCATATCACGGGCAATAACCTGTTGGCGTGTGTGCTTCCACTCGGTTGAGCGGTAGAAATCTTGATTCATCCATCGTTCACCACCGAACGTACGATCACCTAGCTTGCTGTAAAGCGAGAGGTACTCGAACCGCTCTTCAAACGTAAACAATCTAGACAGCTTTGTGTAATTAAGCTCAGTCATCTACGCTACCGCCCTTGTACTCGGTTACAACATTAATGACTTGAGCGTAAAGCTCTCTAACATCCTCGCTGGCTGCAATTTGGTCAGTGCGTGCCTTGAGTAGAAGGTTCTCTTGCTCAAGTTTAGCTAGTTCCAAACCGGCTTGAACAGTTCCTTGCTTAAGGAAATGCGTAAGGAGTTGCGAGGTGGCTTTACCGGAGGAGATCATTTGCTCTGCTGCATCGTACGACATAGCTATCAGCTGATTGTTACGCTGCTCAGGAGTTCTTGCTGGGGCCCTCTTCTTAGAGGAGTCATCTCCCGGATTTGCCTGTCGTGCTATCACAGAGTCATCACCTCCTAGTTAATTTACATGTGGTCTGTGTGTCCTAATCCACTCGATCGGAATTGTTTCTTCTATCTCAACGATGTCGGAAGGGCTTAGATCGGGCGCCTTAGCGTCTTTAGGCCACTGCTGTGAAATGGCTCGAAGAATTCTTGAGATAGCCCCTGTTCTTCGCTTTTCTCTGTCTTCTAGCGAAGCTATCTTTGTATCTTGCTCGTCGAGACGAGTCCAAGCAGATTGTAATTGCTCAGTGACTCGTGCGTCGATTCTTGCGTCCAATGCAGTCTTAGCATTGGTTGCTGCGTTCTTGTTTTCGCCTCTACTTTTAAGTAGGACCGCTATAACGGATCCGATGGTCGCAAGCGCACCGAGAATTCCGATTACTACCCCCCATGCGTCCATCAGTCCTCTTCTCTTAACGCTGCAATTCTTGCCGCTTCGATTCTTGCTGCTACTCTTCTGTCTTGCCATTCGGAACCAAGGAGACTAAGCCTCCAAACAATTGGACATAAGGCAACTGCGGCTACCAGTACCACAAAACCTCTAGAATCCTCACCGACTGCGGTTAGAATAAAGAGCGCGATGAAGTAACCAACCATCAATCCGAATAGAACTGACTTACCGAAGATCTCGAGCCTCCATTGACTTGGAAAGGCCACACCAATAAAGCAGATAGCTGCTATGGCCGAAAGCGTGTACGAGAATCCATCCACGAAAGCGTCGGGAAAGAATTCGCTAATCGCAGGGACCCCGAACCTTGCTCCGGAAAACCCAGCTATGAAGAACAGAGCGTCAATCACTGGATACATGATTCTTTTGAGATTCCGATACTTCCATTCGGCTGGCGGAATTGCACCAGGTGCCCAAATGGAAGCTAGAAGCAGCTTATGCATGGCCTCGCCTTTCTTAAAATTTTGATTCCATCAAGAGGGACTCTCAAGGAAGATGCTTCGCTGCGCGCCGGCACCTGTCGAAAGGAGAATGGGCTGATGACACCCGTTTTGTTCGCCTTGAGAATCCCACTTGATGTAACCAGGTAGGCAAAAATTGAAAGCTGTGTAATCGCAAGTTTTGTGTGAGCCCCAATCCCCGCAAGAGACGAGGCCCACACAAAATACTTACTTGATCAGTCGAGCGTTCTCTGCGTTGGCACGCTGGAGAGCAGCCTTCATGTTAGGGCCGAGACGGTTGTCGCCGGAGTAGCCCCATCGCTTCGTGAGCCAAGATACGATGCTGCCACCGTAGTTCTTGTTCAGGAAGTTCTGAAGACCACCCTGTGAACCACCTCCCCACTTGTTGTCGAGCTTACCCGTGTAGCCGTTCTGCTTCGCCACCCATTGAAGACCACGCACATCGCCGATGGAACCGACGTTGGCGATGGTCACGGCGGGATATGACGTAGAAGCAGGAGGTGCAGAAACGAGGGAGTCAGCATACCGCTGGTGTGCGGCTTGCGTCTGACCCTGCCAGTCCCCGTCGATCAGGCCGGTGTAGCCCCAAGCGCGAAGGAATGTCTGGTACGCCTTGGTTGCCTTGATGGTCTTCAAACCACGCAATCCATCCTCGGGTCCAGCATTATACCCGTGCGCATTCATCCACACCTGACGGTTGTACCAGTCCTGGTTGAAGCCAGGTGCCTGATTGGCTGGCGCGGACGGTGCTCCGCCGATCGAACCACGGTAGGTCTTGTGCCAGGGCTCGCCGAAGTTGTAGCCCTCGTTCTCGAAGCCGTAGTCCTTGGCGTGATCTCGCATCCAGTTGTCTCGCGCAGTGCCTCGAGTCATGACACCCTTGTCGGAGCCAGTGTCGCGGATGTCGAGCGAGCGCGGACCGTTGGGGCCGGACTCCTGGTGATTGGACTGTCCGGGAACTGCGACGGTGCCGGCGTTGGAGATGCGGTACCAGAGAGTACCTTTCCAGTTCCGGACGTCGTAGGCCTTGCGCCCCTTGAGGTTGGCAGCCGTTACGTAGCGCACTCGGAAGATTGCTTCCTGCTCGGCGTCGGTACGAGTACCACTTGTGATTTCGAGGTGGACTCCAGGGAAGGCCTTCTCGAAGTCCGTGTCCATCCGACGGAAAGCGGCCGCGACGTTCTGTTCGACGCGCTGGCCATTGATGGTCTCGAATACGTAACTCATTCGCTTGCCTCCTCTACGCCAGTCGATTCGAACACGGTGTCTTCGAGGCTGACCCCAGAGACGAATACGAGTTCGTCGTTCTCGTCGAGTCCGTAGGCGTCGGGCTTGCCGTCACCATCAAGATCCACGTCGAGCGGGAGCAGAGGCTTCTCGTTCCCGTCTTTCTTCCACTGAAGAAGAGTGTCGCGCATGGCAACCTTGTCTTCCTCAGGCATGTCTGAGATTTGCATCAGTTCTTCTCCTAGGCTTTGTGTCTCAACCCCAAGCCTTCCTACCCACTTCACCCCTGGTTAGAAGGGGAATGGTCTAAGAAAATGACCCCCCGGGGCTATTTTTGGGGGTCAGGCGATACAGGGAGGGGGTGCCTTTTGCGAGACCCCCCTCCCCCTATCTAAGAATCCTCGGACTCTTGGATATTTACTTTGACTTTCTTGAAGATGCCGAGCGTATTCTCTCGAATGATTTCATCGATCGCTTGTTCTCGAGCTTCGTCCTGGTCGAGCTCACTCAACTCGTCACTACTTACTGCTATCCTAGCCAGGAGGCCGGGGCTGTTGTAGCCATGGGAGAAGTCGAACTCAAACCAATCATCCCATTGTGTTGCTGGATCATAAGGATTGTCAACCGTAGTCAACATGTGTAGATCAGTCATTAGTTCATTCACCTCTATCCATTAGCTTGTAAGCATTGCACTGTTGAGTGTACTAGTAGGAACGCCTAGTGCACTAGCTACCTCTGCCTGTGTGTAACCAGCAGCAAGCATACTACTAGCCCTAGCCAGCTTAGCGTCGTTCATGACGGGCCTATCTCTAGGTGTAGCCAGGGACTTGACACTATCTAGATCCGCATGGTTGAGGATCTGTACCAGCTTGTTGTTGCTAATAGCACCTGCTTGTATGGCGTTCCACTCACTGGGCGTGATCTCTATGTCCGTGTTCTTAACACCCATGCGCAAACGCGCTTGAGTAAGAGCCTGAGACTTGATCTTCTGGAGATCTTCTTTCTCCATACCAGGGGTGGCATCCTGTTTCATTCTGATCTGGGCGTTTGCTAGCACCTGTGCTTGTCGCTCTAGGGGGGCCTTTTTAAGGGCCTCATTCAGCTTAGCATTGAGGGTGCTGACATCCTTAGCGAAGGCCGCCTTAGCAGAGGGTGAGTAAGGGATGGTCTTAGTTTCAAGAGCCGACTTTCTTGCACTATTGGCTAGGGACTTGAGTGAGTTAGCATACGTAGCATACACTTCCTCAATGGGCTGCCCAGAAGAGAGCGACCTAGCATCCCTAGTTTCAGCCATCTTAGTCGACTGAAACTTCTTGACTACAGTTTGACCCTTCGCATTCTCATACGATTCACCCGTGTACTGCCAGACTTTCTCGCCTGTCAGTGGGTCAATAGGGCCACCATCCTTAGCAGCGCGAGGCTTTCTGTTAGCTACGTCAATTCGAGACGAAGCTTTAGAGATAAGCGTAGACGCGCCACGAGCACCACTTCCCTCAGAAGACTGATATTTCACCTTCAGAGCAGCGATCCCATTGTCCTTAGCAGATTGCTTATAGTCCAAGTGGTGCTTCTCAGCATCAATGACAACCATTGAGTGGCGTACAGCGGCAGCAAGTTCTCTGTCGTTGGCACCCTTAATGGACATGTCAGTGATTAGGTTAGAAATGTCTCCCATTTTAAGCTGCTTGTTGCGGGCGCTCATTTTCGGAGCATCCTTTGGCAGCTTGTAGATCTGAGGGTCGAAGTTCTCAAGCCCCTTCAAAGCAGGCTGATTCTTCACCTTCTTACTATTGTTCGGAATAACCAGAACAGTGTCGCCATCGAAATCAGCACCAGACAACCGAGAGGCTACCTTGGAGTTGATTCCTACAGCATCGACAGCATTCGAAATAAGCCGCTTTGCATCTGGGTTCTTGTTGTTGACAGTCAGCTCAGGGATCTCAAACTTACCACCATGAGGATGCCGAATAAGCACAACCTTCTCACCATCACGGTAATTAGGAGCGTAGATTTCGGTGTCCTTGAGTGAAGCTATCGGCAGGATGACATGACTCTTGGTCCTTGGGAGACCTGAAGCCTTAAGGTGCACCGAAGACGAATCCGCACCATCCGCAAACTTCTCGAGAAGCAACTTGCGAACCGCAGGATTTGTCAAACCCATGATCTCGTCGTACTCGGCCTTCTTCTCATTGAAGCGAAGACCTAGCTGTTCCTTAGCCAGAGCTGGTGTCTGCTTAGAAAGGAACTGCGAAGAAAGCTTGCTAGACCAAGTGGACCAGTTACCTTCCTCGTTGACGATGTTGAGAGCCGATACAACCTTCTTGCCATCTGGCGTTGTACGCTGTCGAATAACAGTTCCGAAAGGGTTTTCCGGATCAGACTTCAGCGGCTTCATAGCATCAAGTTTGTTACCCGTGTTGGACTTGTTCGTATTGAAGCGAATATCCACACCGTCAGGAAGGTCGTCGGCATACATCGCCATGCCCTTCAAATAGTGCGTACCTCCAACAGCAACTCGAACCTGAGCATAACGGGCATTACCCATACTAAGATCTGCGACACCGCGACGAATTTCAATAACACCATCAGCATCAGCTCCACCATCCTCAGCGTACTTCACAGCAACGCGTTTGGGGTTGACCTGAAGTGGGGGCATTACTGATGTCCAGGATTTACCTGAATCATCCGTCCACGTTGTGATCCCACGAATCTTGTCCTGATTCTTAATTACATCAGGGAACGTGGTACCTGGAGGCGCGAGAATCTTAGTGTTGGTGAACTGACCAGTACCTACCTGAGGAACCTTGACGTAGAAAGCTTTGTAGCCTTCCTCTTCGAGGGCAGCGATAGCGGTCTTCATCTTCTGGTTCGTTACACCCAAGTAGTGTTCTGTTCCAGTACCAACATCCAGATATGTTTTCTCAGCAACCTGATCTCTCAACATCTTCGTGGTGTTAAGCAGCTGGTCGCTACGTTCTTGGATCGCAGGGTTAAGAAGCGCCCTAACGTTCGATTCCCCCTTGAGCCCCATCCGTTCAGCAATGGCACTATTGGAATATCCCTTGTCCTTGAGTCTCACAGCCATCATCATGTCATCCTTGCGGACAGCATTCTTGGCGACCGACTTCAAAGCTCGAAGTTGCGTGGTTGAGTTGAGCCCCAAGCCTTTCGCAATATCAGCTTCACTCAGCCCTTGCTTCTTAAGAGTCTCGACATGATCCAGGAAGGATTTGTTCCTCTGGTTTGGATTCTCACCAGACCCCCAAGGATATCGCCCCGAACGGCGAAGTACGCCCTCATGCATGAGGAACGCTGTTACTGCGTCTAGTTCCTCTTCCATCAGGATGCCCGAGCCTTCCATTTTTCAATCAGTTCGTCGAATGTGAGAATCTTGTCGATGTAGTGCGTGAGCTCATCCAGTGTTGGAATATACTCACGAATTTCATCATTTTGGTAGATGCGAAGAACGATCTCAATTTCATTCGGTTTGAACTGGTACTCGATGAGGAAGAAGCAGGCGTAGATAATGAGCTGATCGAACTTAGCCTCATTCACACCATTCTTCAAGTCATGAATACGTAGAACGTTGTTGTAGAACGAAATTGCATCTGCCGTGCCGAAAGCATTGTTAGTTGCCATCAGCATTACTTCAGTGTCCATCCGAAAACCAATAGCGTCATTGACGTAGGCATTCAGTGTTACATTGTTCTCAGGCATCCTCTGCTTGAGAAAGATTGCTTCTGCTGCAAATGCATGTAGGCGTGTGCCCATTGCTGCATCCATAGCATTCTGCCAGGACTCGTATAACTTGTCTTCGTCATACCTTACCCAGTGGTATTTTGAGGCGGACAGGAAAGCGTGCCTTCCTGCATCACGTGAGTGATCTAACCATTTCACCTATTATCTCCTTTCGATTTTCGGGGCAGATCATCGCCGAGTAACTCATAGCATTCAGTTCACCAATCCACCATTCCTGGCCAGGCTGGTATTCCTCGTGCTCAGAGCGCTTGACTTCAAGAGCTGCCCACTGGTTCTTGTAGAGGATAAGCAAGTCAGGAAAACCCAACAGCGTGAAACCCGGCTTTACGAGAACCACACAATCGGTAAGGAGCCCCTCGATCTCTTTCTTGAGATCCGACTGGAACGCCGCTTCCAACTTGTTCATCATCAATTCCTCTCACAAAAACCAAAGGATGTGTAGAATTCGCAATGCGTACTCTATTCCTTCTATTATAACCTGTGTTTAACTTGCGTGAAATTGATACAAGGCCTTTCTGAGCTCCGCCCACGCCCACATTTGAATTCGAATTAGCTTGTCATATTGTTGTAACATGTTACAATTTTCTAAGAAGTAAGTAGAGAATAAAAGTGGGTTTTTGGGTTTTTTTCGATTTTATACCCCTACATCCCAATGAATACGGGGTTTTTGCTCCGCCCAATTCTGAACGCGATTGATACAAGACACCCACTTTTGAAACACAGATATGGGCTTTTTGATACAAGCGAGTGATACTCGTCCGGAGCGGCGCCTGACAGATAGTCAACCGAAATGCCCATTCTTGTATCACTGCGCTTGTATCAATTTGCTAAACATACAGCTCAGGGAACGCCGATCGGAGTAATGACAGCACTGTTCTGTGGTATCGTTTTCCGTTCTTTGTCAGCTGTGCTGTGGGAGTAGCTCCCGTGTCATGTATTCCATGGATATCTCGTGTTCTGACTCTACGAATAACCCCATGACTGGCTATCTCGTACCCTGGAAACTCCGGAAGCTCACGCCACTCCAGATTTACTGCACCACCCTTCACCCGAAAGTACCAAACGTCTGGTTAATGAGAGTTCGGATCCTGAACGAATGTCTTCCACCCTCATCGTCCCTCAACCGCAGAACTCCGGAAGCATTCTCAACACGCAAGAACTTTCCTGTGCTTAGTTGAAAGACCTCACCATGAATGCTGATTTGGTAGTCACTGAATCCCGGAATAGCTTTTGGCTCGGGCGCAGTGACAGCCCCACATGTACAGTTGAACCGCTGATCGAAGTTCTCCCACACACGACACTCAGCAGTGTGTCCCTGCTTGTCTAGAAAGGGCCTCTCTACCCCATCTCCTTTGTAGCCCACTAAGCGGCCATCCTCTCGTAGTAGTCCACATCTGGCACAGGAGTGAATTCCTTGACCAGACTCTTTTCGTTGAAGTTCTTCTTCGTTACCACTGCCTTCCAGATACTCTTGTCGATCACGGTGTCACTTCTCAGCACGTAGTAGTACAGATCGAAATATGGTGTGTTGATCCGATCGATACGTCCTTGGCACTGCTCGAAGATCTTGTAGCTGTAGTTCAGGGAATAGAACACTACTGCATCAGTTGTCGTGCAATTCCATCCCTCAGCTCCTGCTGTGTACTGAACAAGATAGAGCCACGCATCTCCTTCAGGGAGTTGTTGATGCTTATGACCGTTCCACTCGGCCGTAACAACCCCGAGTGTTCCTGCAAGGGTACGTAAAGCGTCGAGCTCATAGTTGAAATTATAGAAGACAATGAGTTTCTTGTGCTTCTCCAGTTTCTCCATAACAACTCCGAGTCGATCAGGATCAGAGTTGACCACCTGACGAGCCACACGATACAGCTCGGCAATATCACGTATTGGCCGCTCCTCCAGATAATTCCATCGGTCCTTCCAGACTCGATCGAAATTCTCCTGAGAATGTTTGACAGTAACCTGGAATACGTGCCTTGTTGTATGACGAGCGAACTCCATGTCAACCAATATCCGCATACGTAGATTCGCCAAGTGACGGGTCTCCACGTAATGATCCACCTTCGGAAACTGGGTGAAACTCGAGTAAACGACATGACGCCGAAGGAATTCCGTACGGTTCTTATAGAAACCGTTGGCCACAAGGACGGGAATATAGTCCATCCAATTGTCCCCAGGGGTCGCTGACAGCATGATCCATCGATTGTTCCGAGCAATCTTGAGAAAGGCCTTAACCCATGCTCCACTTCCAACCAAGCGTTGCTCATCAAATATGAAGAAGGCATCCTTTACCTCCGTGTACTCGAGGAGGTTGTTCCAGGAATCAACTTCAAGTTTAATTCCACTGATGCTATTATCGCGTACCCTTGTAATAAGGAAAGGAAGAGCTTCCGCTTCCCAATCTCTGTCATCACGTTTTTTTGCTGTAGTGATAATGTAGATATCTTTTGGGTCATTTGGTTCCCTCGTATCACCCCGACCGTTAATACGGAGCGTTCCCCTTGCTTCTTTCTCGTAGAAGTATGCGAGGGCTGTTCTTGTCTTTCCACTTCCAACACCACCTTTCAGTATGCAGCCATTGTGCATCTTACCCACAGCCTCAAGTTGATGAGGATACAGGTCAATGCTAGCCATTCAGTATTGCTCTTAGCTGTTCGGGAGTTAGTGCCTTGTATTCCTTGATGATCGCTTCCATTCGCTCGACCATCTTGTCCAGCATGAAAGTGGCTGTTTCACACTGGACCCAAAGAGGATCAAATGCAGAAGCCTCTTTTGTAACACGCTGCGCCAGCTTCAAATCCAGCTCTAACTGGTATCGAATTGTGTTATAAGGACCTTCCTCTTCTTGCCTAGTGAGGAAGAACCCCAGTGGAGCCTTCAATACCTCGGTCAGAGGTACTGTTTTTGGTGGTAGCATTACACTTCCTTCCATAGTTCTGTTCTAGCCGTCTCTAGGGCGGCACCCAGCGCTGGTGATATGAATCGAATTTCCGACCGTTCATCGTCCGTAGCGTCTGCCCAAGTGGCGATGACGATCCCGATGTGGCGACTTGTCCCTTGATACCACATCCGGTTCCGCTCCACGACCTCCTTGGCGCGCTTCATCTGAGCACGACCGAACGCTAGATCGATGAACTTGTACTTCCGGTTGCTCTTATCCCTTCGGACTGCTAAGAACAGTGTTCCAGGGAAATCGATGTTGAACCCCGCACGCCAGTCTCCCAGTATGGGAGTGAGACGGAAGCGAGAACTCTTCATACCCTTGTGCCGAATATGCACTCTCATAGTTTCTTCTCCATCGCGAGCTCAAAGCACTTTGGGCAGATCTTACTTGCACCCTGCACGTCAGATAGTTTGCTAAAAGGACTTGGCACATACCCACAAAGGGCGATCAAAATGGTAGTTTCCCGTTTGAACCACCGCTTGAGATCACCTTTCTTGTAGGCATGCTTGAGGCCCTTATAGACGCTCCCCTGGTCCGTTGCCATGAGCAGATCGCTCTCTAATGTTACCATTTACTACCTCCCTTAGTGTTTCACCAAATCCGTTGTATAACATCTCTACTTCCTCGATCCCATCGAAGTCCTTTTCAGCGCTCTTTAGAGCCTCTAGGAGCTCGTAATCGATGTGGAGCCCGTCCCCCGCATGAAATGCCGTTAGAATGCCCGCTAGGGCCCTCTCAGGGGACATTGTGCGGGGTTCAGTATACCCCACAGCCTCCTCATAGGTAGTCACATCTACTCCCAGCTCTTCTTGAAGCCATAATCGATCGTGTCATGCAGCGGGTAGATATGGAACTGCTCGTTACTCAGCACTTCCTGCCAGTAGAGAGCCTTCTCCGCCTTGACGTAGGCCAGCGTTACATGCGCCTTGTACTCTGGGAAAGTATTGACGTGCGGCAGATATGACAGGCGAGCATGCGCATCCCTGAGCAGCGTGTGCTCCACCTCCACGACGATCGCAGAGTAGGGCTTACCCTCAGTGTGGAATATCGACACCTTCTGAGGATCCAGCCACATCGGAGCAGCCCAACCCTTCAAGACACCGTCGATCGCCTCTTTGTTGTACCCGGCTTTCAACAGACCATAGAGCAAGGTAATATGCGCCTCGCCCGTAACGTCCCCTGCAACCCACCCCTCCGACGGGTCGTTCGATGCGTAGAGGTCCTCCGGATCCAGATGGAAGGAACGCCCCTGACCGAACAGCTCGAAGGGCTCAACCGGAAGCATGACTGCGCCCAGCTCGTTCACGTCGATACTCAGTCCTTCCATGACCCAGTCGAACTCGTGAATGCTTTTGGTTAGTTGTACCATCAGTTTTCTCCAAATGTTGATTGGACTAATTTGTCCAGACTGCGATTTGTGGATTCGGTTTTTCCGTTTTTTCTCTTCTTCGTTAGGTAAATAAGGGGTTTGCCAGGAACTCTCTCAAACGGCAATATCATCCGTCTAAGCTTCAGATGGATCACGTGGCCGTACTGATTGATCCAATAACCGGGGAAGTTCTTAATCTGCCGCCAAGTACTATCCCACGGAACTAAATCGCCATTGTTTTGTTCAACCACTTCCACAGTCTGCGATACCACCTTTCTGGTTTTGTGGTGATGTAATAATCGAGGGTGTATGCCTGCATGGCGTCACGGAATGCCTCATCCTGGGCACGCTTGTACCGGTAGAATGGGCTAGCCTCGAACAGAGAATTGATGTCCGGGTACAAGACCTTGAGTTGAGCAGAATTTTCCTTGAACGCAGCTTTCATCTGTTCTACCGTCATGCCGCCCATAAACGGTTCAATGAGATACGTCCAGGTAAGCGACGGGTACTCCGAGTGGTATGTTGGATAGAACTGTGCTTTAGTCAGGTACTGGTGGCCCAAGCACCGATCACACTTCCAGACTATGAAGTTGTACGCAGAGCTCTGCCGGGAGATCCGGAAGAAATGCTTCTGGTGGGGTAAGCAGGGGAACATCACGCCTCCATCGAAGTGATAACAGGGACTTTGTCGTAGACCTGCCACAAGACGGGTTCTCCAACCTCGTCTTTCAGAACAACATTGCCCCAGATGTTAGGCATAGAATCTATCCAGGAAGACAGTTTGTTCCACTCAGACGCCTCCATCTCCACGTAATCCGACTTGGAAATGTTGAAGGTCGCAGCCAGGATGATTCCGCCGTCGACATAGCCCTCTCTGGGAATAAGATCCTCGGCAGTTCCCATGCGGACTGCGTCATCAGGATCTTTTTGCTCGTCAAACCAAAAACCACCGGCCGACGCATTGAATTTGAAGTAGGTTTGGGAATCGAAGGCTGGGTCAAACCCAAAAGACATCATTCGATCCCATGTGTTTTCGATCATCAGTTTTTCTCCTTAAATTGATACAAGAGGTAAATCTATAAGCAAGGTGGAACGGGAGCATGGAAGGTGTAAGACCCATACCATGCTCCCGTCTTGCCAAAATGATCGATATGGGTGGGTAGCGAGCCCTCCTATATGAACGTATTCAGCAACTTAACCTCTACTAGGACGTAAATACACAGGGACTTTTGCGCCGTGGAATCCCAGCTCCTGTCTATCTCAACAGGTGTATGTGTAGTACAGTCACGATGGGCGCATGCCGGCCAAGGGCTTATCCTTGTTAAAAGACGGCTTGCGTTGTCGTTTAATTCCTAGCTTAACTAAAGCTGGAACCCACCCGCTCAGAGCCTAAGACCTATTTATAGACGCTCTGTCGTCTTAATTCAGTGATTCATCCAGCTCGTAGTAGCCCGCAAACTCCGGATGCTTCTTCTTAACGTGGTTCTCCATCTTGGACCAAAACGTGACAACATAACATTCGCCGCACTGGACCTGGGAATTTTTCTTGGTTCGATTCCGCTTGTACCACTTGAATCGAACCAACGACTTCTCCTTCTCACCTTCGCTGTCCTGAGCGTCTGCCTGTCGGACCCGCATGCGATCCTGGTCGTAGACATAGTACTCAGTCCCGTGGATCCGATCAGCGTGTGCGGCAAGTCCCTCGTGTGCTACGAAGTTCCCACAGGCAGAACACTCGAAATGACTGGTATCCGGGTCCCACCAGTAGCAGACAATACGCGCCTGCTGGTCGAGGTAGACAGTTGGCCCGAATTTCAGGCCGACGCTGTGTTCCACCACGTCCGAAAGCTCACTAACACCTTCCTTAACGCGCTTGATCTCGCGTGCCAGATATGCCTGAGCCTTCTCTAGGTCCTCGATGTGCTTAGACTTGTCCTTCTTGCCGGCTCGTGAGATGTACTTCACGACGTTACCCGAGCAATATGACAGCTGCTTGTCCAGGATGTAATCCCAGACCTCGATCTCGCCGTCCGTGTAGTGGGCGGGATGTTGGACCATGTCCTTGACCGCAGCATCTGCCATCTGAGCTATCGTGATCTGTTCGGACGTTGTGTTGATGACACCATGCTGCGTGGTCTTGTCTGCAGCAGCCCGACGTACAGCCCTCTCAGCTGCTTCATGGTAAGCATCGCCCATTTTGACGAAGTCCTGAACTACTGCCTCTTCAGCCGTCTTGGCTTCGGTGGTTTCGGCCGTGTAAAAGAAGACGTTCTTGTTCTTCAAATGCTTGATGAGATTCTTTGCTTCGCCATCCGTCAGACCGAAGTCGGTAAGCGTGTCGTACACCACCGACTGCTCTTGCTGATCTACTGCTGCCATCTCTTTTTTCTCCTTTAGTGGTAGTGCGGGTGCATATACGTCTTTGAATACCTCTTGCGCAGCGAAGGGCGAGTCCAACGCCATCTCATGAGAAATTGCTTTGAGATTTTTTTCACGCATCTGCTCGTAGGAAATACCAGGACACCATGCCATCCACATGGGGTCGAACCTGGATCTAATACTCCAGTGATGTCCGGGGTGAACCGAACTGTTCTCACATCTTGCTATCATCAGTTTTTTCTCCTTTGGAAATACAGCTCGCAAACCCCAGCGAAAAGGCCGGGGTTATGACACGTACAAGCGTTGCAGTGAATACAGGCATTACCCAGTACCACATGCGACTCGTGTATTACAACCCCGGCCAATTTCATTAGTCTTCTCTTTCTCCAAACAGAATTCCCTGGTTCTGCATCTCGGTCACTGCGTCCTGAGCCACTTGCCCAGTGATACCCGCTGCCGCAAGTCCCGCATACACCTTGAAGAGAGTGTCATCACTGTGCGATATGCGTTCCGGCTGCTTTCCTCTGTCGCGTCCCATTACGCTTCCAGCCCAATTATTAGCTCTGTCTCCAGGAATTGAGTAAGAGATTCCTTATAGCCGAACTTCTTGTACTTGACCATAAGATCCTCGAGATGCCCATAGCAGACAGATACACCACCAATAGTGAAATTGGCAATCTTTCCGTCGTCATAACGAGCATCGATCTGGTGAAACACGCACAACTGAATGGAGTCGCCATGAGAAGTCTCAAGTGCAATAAGACCACCTCTTGCCGGACGTTTCAGCGTCACGAGGCATCCATTCCGAGAATATGAGCGTAGGCGTAGTGCTCCTGGTAGCGCTTGTGTCCCAGGCGGAACTTCCCGCAATAGCACTGCTTGATACCCAGAGGCCATGTCAAAGGAAGTGGAACAGCCGGAACCCAGGCGCCCCATGCGTTCTGCACTTCGACGTCATACATGTCCTTGATGATGGTTGCGTCTGGCTTCATGCGAACGAAAGCGACCTCCGCACCATCCTCGACCAGCTCAGGAAATGCCTCGGTCAGGATTCCCGGGTCGTTATCGGGCACCTTGTCGACCTTCACACTAGGACTAGAAGTCAAGACGGCTTCAGGAATGCCGAGAGTGAGATGATTGCACTCACACCGAATATAAACTTCTTCGCGAGTGTCGGGGTTCCAGACGAGGTTAGCGACCCCATCGCAGTTACTGTGCTTTCCCGCAACACACTCAGGACATAGATCAATCGGTACTGGTGACATCCTCTTCCTCCTCTTCGATCACGATTTCCGGATGGGTATCCTTGTCGATCGCCGTATGCCAGACGCGCTCCTCTTCCTGAGGCGTCTCACCCACGAGCCAGTAGGTCTTACCGCCATCCTCAGAGAGGGCCTTGCTGTTGCGGATGTTCTGCCACATGTCGGTCTCGATGCCGTAGTCGGCTCCCGGCTTGAAATCCCATTCCTCTGGGTCATTCGTGAGGCCGTAGAGGTTGTTCATCGACAGAAGGTCCTTGACCATCATGACAGCCAGCTCATGAGATGCCCCCGAGTGGCCCTTGTACTCAGCGAATGCCTGGACCGTGTGGACCAGGTGCTCGACGAACTCAGGATCCTCGTTGGGGAAATAGGACAGCTCTCGGGTTGCGTGAGCGACCAGCTTGGAGACCCCATGGTCAACCTCGAGGTACTCACCTGCGAGTGCCTCCGGCTTAAAAACGAGGAAGGTTCCCTCGTCATCGATGAGTCCGACCGTGTCGCCGACCTTCATATCCCTCGGACCCCACATGGTCGGGATCTGGACGTACTCACGAGGATCCTTGTTCGAGGCGGCAATATAGCTGGAACCGGCGCCCACCCACTTGCAGATCTCCATCGCGTTGTCACGTCCGCCCTCGAAGGTGATGGCGAGAATGTGGGTGTTGCGCTTCTTGTAAGTCTTAATGGTCATCAGTTTTTCTCCTGTGTTTCGGTTGTGGTTTGATGCGGGTGTCAGCGGAGCCCCGCCAGTCGTTAAGCCACGCCAAGAATGTGACTAACAGGAACAGGGCCCCGCCAAGAAGCACTTCGAGCATGGGTTATGCGAAACCCTTGAAGTCTGCTTCTTTGGTGACATAGAGGTCTTCGCCTTCGACCAGGACGAGAACATCTCCGACTCGAGCGACACGGATACCCAGGTGGGGGATGTGCAGCTGGATCTTGTGGTCCGACTCGTCACCGTTTGCTGCGACATGGACGACAGCCGTTGCGTTCTTGGCGTACTTCGAAGCCCAGCCCGTGAGCTCGACGTAGTTCTTCTCGGTGACACGTACCCCACGGGTATACTTGTCGCCACCTTTGAGCTTGCGTGTTTTGATAGCCATGATTACTCCTTGTTTGATGGATATGACAAAAGGGGGCCTAGCCGTATCGCCAGACCCCCGGTACTATTCGTTCTGTGTTACTTTTTGTCTTCTTTGTGCACTGTGGATGCAATCGAGGAGCCGAAGGCCACGCCAACAAGCATGATGACGGCACCTACGATCAGTGCTGCGACAACTACCCACTCCATTAGAAGGGCTCCTCTGCCGGCGTGTAGTCGCGATTGCTCAGAGCACTCGAGGCCTCCGGGATATCGGAGTACATCATCTCAAGCTCGTCCTCCTCGATGGTCATGAAGAGGGTCTTGACCGAGACAGCGACGCCTTCCTTGCCGTTCATCTCCCACCAGTACGGCGAGAGGATCAGGTCGACGAGCTCGTTGTTGTCCTTGTCGCGCTTGATCTGAGCGAGGTCGAGAGCGTTTGCCTCATCCTCACCCAGAGTTGTGCGACCACGACTCGTCACAAGGACCAGACGCGGAGGGCGGCCCTTGAAGTTGACCTTGACCTTGAGGATATCCTGAGGCTCCTGCCCCTCCTCCTTGATCGGCAGGGTCTTGACGTTGAGTCCCATGGAGGCAAGCGCCTCGGCGTCATGCGGCTCGAGGAAGATCGTGAAGTAGCGCTCACCATTCAAGTTGAACTTCTCCACCTTGCCGCCGAAGTTACGCCAACGGATCTTCGCGTGCTTGATCGTGTAGTCCGGGATCCACGGCTTCTTCTGCTGCTGCGGTGCGGGTGTCATCTTTTTTCTCCTTGTTTGTCATTACTTCTTCTGCTCGGGCCCGGTCAAGAAACATGACCTGCAGCCCAATCAGATCTTCTTTGATTAGTTCCAGCAGAACGGCATCTGCTTGGATGGATATGGTTGCGTGACCACTGTCGGTGTCGACGAGAGCCGTACCAACTGCCGTGTGTCCTGGCAGATATACCGGGACCCAGAGATCAGCCACGGCGACGATCGGCTTTCTTCTGATAGCGGTCTGCCATCTTCTTCCAACGTGCCGCCGAGCGACTTGTACCGTCCGCCTGCTGGAGGTACCAGTCCCGCTCTTCCTTTAAGTCCTTGGCCATATGGACGTCGGTGTAGACCGAACCGAGCTCTTTCTGAAGCTCTGCGTTGGTGGCATCAGCCTGACCGTAGAGTGTCTTAGACATTCCGGTATAGAGCTCGCTCGTTTCTTTGGCGCCCTTAGCCTGGGCTTCGAGCTCGGCCTTGGTTGCGCGAAAGCTTTTTTTTCGCATGTGTCTGGGCTTGTATCCTTTCGGGACATCAACTGGACCACCGTCACCTAAGACGATGCGCCAGAATTCATCTGTTTTTGTCATCTTTTCTCCTTATGAAACGAACGCCTCGAAGTCTCCGAATGCGCGAATGGAGTCGGCTGCCGCATCCACCATCTTCTGGTAGTACGTGTAGTCGACCAGATCGTGCTTACCCATCTTGTCCACGAACTCACTCTCTAGCCAGCGGTAGCCCTTACTTCCTGTGACCGCGAAGTTCTTCTCACCATCCCGACGAATAAGAGTTCCACCCTCGGAAGTAACCGGAACGAAGCGTCCGATCTTACCGACGAACTGGCGATGCTCTTCATCAAGTGCCAGGTTGGGGTCATCGTTGTCGTTACCGGTGTAATCGATGTAGATGGCTCCCTTCTGGACCTGCTTGGTCTCACCGAGATCGCTGAACTGCTGCTGCTCGTGGCTGAAGAGCGTCTTGAAGACTACCGGGTGCTTGAACTCAGCTCCAGTTGCCTCCCACGTACCGATCTTCTTCTCATCCGCAGCCCAAACGTACTTAGCGATGAATACGGCATCGTTGACCAACGCCATCTTCTCGTAAGTAGCCTCGTGCTCGAACTCGTAGCCGTACCTGGCACCGAACTCCATGACCTCCTGGATGATCTCCGGTGTTGCGTTGGGGATCTTGATCGAGTCGGTCTTGATATGAATGACGTCGTACTTTCCGTCCAGCACGTGATTCTTCAGATCGATCATGAACAGCGCGCCACGCTTGGCCACGATGTTGTCGACGTTCTTTGGATCACGGAACATGTTGTCGAACGACGCCGAGGTAAGCCCATAGACGATGTTGATAACGATCTTGAGCGCGTAGGACAGGGCCTTGAGCTGCTCGTCTTGCTTCTCAGGATCGAAATATACGCCGTCAAGGAAAGGCTGCAGACGACCGTTGAGGACAGTACGCATCGTGTCGAAGTCCTTGCGCTTGATCGCCACACGAGCAGCCTTGAGGTCGCTGAAGGCCTGGGTATATGGCCCAAAGAGATCCAGCTGCTCGATCGACGACGGGTGCATTGACGCAATATCCAAGACCGCGACGTTATGGTAGATGCCTGGCTTGGCAAATACATAGCCACCCTCGCTCGGGTTCTCCCCACGATAGGTCGAGACGTTCTTCTTGGTCTCGGGGTTGTACTCGTAGGTATAGCCCGGGAAGTCCTGAGACAGGTCCCGATATACGAACTTATCCTGAGGTTTGCGGTCATCGCCGAATACGATCTTGGCGGTGTGCTGCTGCGTGGAGGCATTCATCGACAGACCACTTAGCTCAGCAAGAATCTGCCGTGCTACATAATCCTGCTTGCGCTCGTTGAATACAGCCTCAGTCCCAAGAACGTCGTTGACACAGTACTCGACGATCTCTGCCCACTTGTCCTCTGGGACGGGGGTATCCCAGTCGTACTGGTTCTCGACGTGATGCAGCCCCAGCTCGATTTCCCACTTCTTCAACGACTGCTTGACAGACAGGTAGTCGAAGATATCGGTGTAGCTCAGGTTGTAAGCAGCACCGAAGTACGCGTTGGTGTTCCGATCGGACTCGATCAGACGCTTCGACAGGTTGTACAACTGGATGTTGCTGTAACCAAGCGACGCTGCGTACAGGATATGGTTGTCATACCTGCGGCAGTTGTAGCCAACGAGAAGCATCGTGAAGAGCTCTTCCACAGCCTGAGCCGTGGGGTTGATCATACGAACGACTTCTGCATCACCTTCGAACTTCCAGCAGATGACGAAAAGGTTCGGGAAGACCTCGACGTCAAAGAAGGTGAGCCTTGAATCCTGACCGTATTCGTCCGGAGCGCCCGCCTCCCCTGCGTTCTCAGATGCCAGCTTCATGTCCATCACGATCTTGAGACTCGTCAACCCCTGATGGGTCGAGTTGTTCGCGAACGCCATGAGCTTAGGCCGCATGTCCGAGACGTCGTAGATGAGTTCCTTGTTCTCATAGGCCTCTTGGAGAATATGGTGGATGAAGTCGATGTTGGACTTGGTCCCCGGATGGATCTCCTTCCGCAAGGCCCGCTGAATAAGGTCGCGCAGACCCTTTTCAGACTTGATTGTCTGTTGGCTAATCAATGTTTTCTCCTTTAGCGGTAGACCACTACTTATAGGGGCGACCGGTACGTTGTTACATCTGGTGAGTCGACGCCTAAGAGATGAGTCTCCGGTGTATACTTTGACCTCGACTCCAGGCTCGAAGAGACGTCTGAGCTCTGTGGGATCTCCTCCTTCATAGGTGTAATGTAGGTGGATCCCTCCACCGCTTTTACTAAACTCCGCGTAAGTCGCCGGCCACTGTGACGCCGCTTCCAGATTGCGCCCTGGATCCTTGTTGCCATCATCGTCCGTAAGGTCGAAATCAATGACAATATGGTTAAGAGGAACTTTAACAAAGTGCTCCTTGCTCGTATCTATGTCCTTTAGGACGGTTGAGACGACTTCGTTGGGTTTAGGATCGTAAGGCTTCCCATCACGCATCTTGGGAGCATCGGTCCACCACAATATAGGGTTGCCATCTTTGTTAGTGTACTGCGCGGGTTGTGTTGCCATCTCTTTGTCAAATATGGACTCGGTGGAATCCAGTACGAGACTGAAGACCATTTCGTCCTTGACCGTTTGTGTCTTGAACCGATCAGCCGAGAAACCTGAATACCATGAGCGAACTCTGGTACCGTCTGGCATCTCATGTCGATCTTCGAAGTTGTCAAAGTAATTGCCAAATTCCTCACGGAACTTGTACTGAGCAATCTTGTACGGCACGCCGGTCTCCTCAACAAACTCCTTGTAGAGCTTGTATGCCTGAACGAGACTGATCCCGTCCTGGCTTGAGAATATGTCGTAGTGCGCTTCGATGAAGTTGTAGAACACGTCGGTCTTGAGCATCATGTCGATCGGGCGATACGAGGCGTAGAAGTCACGCCCCATGTTGCGATATACCTGCAGGCAATGCCAGGCGATCGCTCCGAGCTCAAACTTGATCTGCGATATAAGCGTCTGGTACTTACGCGGTGGAATCTTCTCACCTGTCGGATGAACGTCAATGAGTCGCCGAAGAATACCAGACTTGGCATCTGTAATATGCACCGGCTTGTTCGTACCCATGAACAGAAATGCATTCACATGCATCTTGTACGCGGGCTTGTTCTTCTCATTGATGAGCATGTCCTCGTGGGAAATGATCGAGTTCAGCTTGGTGTTGTCCTCGATCTTACTGAGGTCTCCATCATGCTGAATTGCCACTAGCGGGTTGTGCCTGAACGCTTCTGTAGCAAACAGATTGTTGTTACCACCCAAGGCCTTCGCCTCGAATACCCCAACGTAGCCATCGAACAGCCACTGAATGAGGTTGATAACAGTACCCTTACCCGTACCAGGTCCTCCGTATAGCACGCAGAACTTCTGAATATCCTTCGCGTCCCCAGCGACAATCGCACCAATAGCCCATTCGAGCTTAGCTCGCTCGTCCGGGCTGTAGAGAATAGACATCATCTCATCGTAAGCTACTGTCGTCCCCTCTTCCAGAGGATATGGTAGTCGCTGGGACCTATAGTCTTCCTTGCTAACCTCTGTATTACTGAAGGTAAGCTCCTCGTCCAATTGCTTGTACGAATCACTTAGGTGTCCCATGTAATTGCGGAATTGAAGCCAACTGTTGGACGAGAAATTCCCCAGCAGCTTCCGGTGAACCTCAAAGGCTTGGGTCGTGACTTCCCACGCGGATAGCTCCTGATCAACAAGACGTTGCACGTCGAACTCGTCCTGAGACCACATGCCTTGATTCTCGTCCCATACAGCATAGAACGATTTAGCACGGATCATCAGATCTTTAGAACGTGTGACTCGGAAGTCAGGATATACCGTTACAGTTCCCTTCTTACCACCATCGTCAACCTCCTTTATTTGATAGAAATCCATTTACCCACCCCCTTAAGGCTCATTGTTTTCAAGCAGATACGCTGCCAACTGATACCAGATTTCAACTTTTCTCTGATCTTCCCTCGGATCTCTCAAAGGAAATAGGCCTCCACGACCATCGGCAGAATACGTTCGGTTGATTAGGCGATCGAGAATTATGTCCACATCGACGTTGTAGTCTTCAGTGAACTCTTCATCGACATAAGGGCGAAGCCCTAGATTGTCAATAAGCACCCAGAACCACTCAAAGGGGTCCTCAGATGCCTCGAAAGCCGCTCTCCGACTGAGCGCGACCAGCATTTCAAGCATGGAACATCCTTCTTCCAGCCATAGCTGATCGCGCTCAATCGACATCTCTTCGAGGAAATCCTCTCGGAGCTCCCGCCCGTCTTCTACCCGATTGTCATCATTATGGACAAACCATGTGAACTCTTTTCGATAGAGCGCTACGGCTAGTTGCCAATATGATCGTGCAGGGTTCCGGTTTTGAAGTGGCCCTATGTTCTTATAGAGCCAATCTAGATACCGTGCATCCAGTGTTCGGTCATCACTCGTCATTACTCCTCATACGACCTACACGACGTCCGTTGCCTTCACCAGAGGTAACCCCGTGGACTACCTCGCTGAAGTTTCGATCGTCCCTGGTGATCTCGTAGTCGGTCGTCATCTTCTCGTTGCGGACGTAGACGATATCTTTGTCCTCGCTCTTGAAGCCCCACCGGTGAAGGTTGGCCGCACCAACGACAGTGTCGACGTCGAAAATGATGTGCGATGCATCATCCGCAAGCACGTCATCGTCAGCCCAGTACGTGAGCGTGATCTGATCGTAGTTCGTCTCGTTGAGCATCCACTCGGCTGCATCGATGACGTACGGGCGATCGAAACTCCGAGGAGCGTCCACCCAAGACTCGTCTCCGATGTCTTCTGGGTCAGGCTGCGGGTTGTCGAAGATGTTGCCCTCTTGGATGTTGACATCATCGTGATCTTCAGTACCTCGAGCAGGGTCTCCCGCCTCAATGCCGTCGCCCATCTGAATCAGCTCCTCTGTTGTAGGAACTCTTCCATGGGCTCGACGAAAGGCATCCGAGTCAGTTTCTGATTCTTCATCGGCGTAGCCCTGAGTCTCGATGATCCGCTCTGCGACCGCCGCGATTACCGGGTCGACCGGAGTCACGTTGTACTTCGGCTTGAGGTCGGTGAGTTCGGGCTTTGGCACACCGTTCTTACGATATGCCTCCTTGACCGACTCAATCTCTGTGTCGGCGATCTGCTTGAAGTGCTTCTTGAAGACGAGATATCCGATACCGAATCCGGCACCAACACCCACGACTCCAACTCCTGCTGTGATGAGTAGTTGCTTGTTCATCTACTTGCTCTCCTTCGGGGTACGGCTCTGGCGCCGGGGCTTGTTCTGCTCGTGCAACTTTCGACGAAGCTCCTGCATTTTCTCGTTCTCTTGGAACGGGCGCTCGGTCAGATGCGGCTTCGGAACGTACTTCGGCTTGGTCTTCGTCGAAACCGTCTCGCCAACCACAACGGGGTCCGTGGTGGTCTCGGTGACTGGCACGGCACGGCGCCACGATCCGGGCTTGGGTCGCTCTTCAGGGGTGGGGTCTACTTCGTTGTTGCTCATCAGGTACTTCTCCTTTGTGGCCAGAGCCGTTAAATATGGGTTGGGGTTACAGCTTGGAGTTGATCTCTCCGTCGACGTTGAAGTCCAGCAGGATGCCGTCCGTCTCGCCGTTCAGGAACTGCTTCTTGGCCTGCGAGTTGACCGGGTTCTCCCAGCCAAAGTCGATGTAGCCGTCCTTGCTTTCCGGAAGATCGCGGTGAAGCCATCCAACGACCTGGCCGGCGGGAACCTCGGGAATGCCAAGCCAACTATATACCTCGTTGAGGTAGACGTAGCCACGAGCTTCGAGTCGATCGTTAGCCCAGTTCTGCATGTTCTTCAGGAACAGGAAGTTGAGCTCTCGTTTGGACCGCTCATAGTTCTTGTTGGACGGATCGAACCACTGGACGTAGGGCGAGAGGCCTTCGCCAGTGAAGATCTTGACCTTGGTCTTCTTGCCGTCCTCATCCTCGACCACCTCGGTGCTGATGCCGTATCGAATATCGGCTTCTTTGTCGGCACCGATGGCCTCGATGACACGCTGGCGATACGCGTTGAGTGCACTCTCAGCAGACTTGACCGCGGCTACGAGAGCAACCTGACGCTTCTGCGCAAGTCCCTGTCCGGCGATGATGGAAATGGACGAAGCCAGCGCAAGCGACACGCCAGGACCGTAGAGCTTGACCAGATCCAGACCCGTGTGGAGGTACAGGTAGGCAAGGTCCTTCTGACGATCCTTCGGCGATGCGTATTCACCAGCTGCAGACTTCTCCGAGATGACGACCTTGCCCATCTCGTGGTTGTCCACCAGCGGCTCGAGCTTAAGGGTTGCCCGAGCGACCAGAACGGTAGCTGCCAAGTTACCCACAACACCGACTGCCGTGAGGATCTGGGGCGAATATCGGCTAACCCGACCTGCCACCAGCTGCACCTTCGGCCCACCAACAACGGCGAGCTTTCCAGCGATTGATGCGAAATTCATTTCATTCTCCTTGTGTTGACTACTTGTTCGTAGATTCGTTCAACGTCGACTGGAATATGAGCTTCCACTGTGTAATCGACGTAGTCTTCACCCGTGTAAAACGTCAAGGTAACAAGTCTCTTCGGAAAGAGACCCGTGGTTCCGCTCTTGGCTACGGCCTTGACCCAGCCCCCGAAAGGGATAAAATCACCGACTCGAATTAGCTTGGCGGGCACCACGACTGACCTGACGTTATCCATTAGTGGATGTGTTCCTTGAGGTACTGCATTGGAGCTACTCCTTCATTTCGTGGTAGATCCCATTGAAGAACTGGACTTCCTCACCGTTCTCGAACCAGACGTTGGTACGACCATCGCCCATGTCATCGACGCTAGTAATGGGTGAGCCTGAATATGGTGTTCCCGGAACGTTCTTGATGACGTCCCCGACCTCGAACTCCTCCGGCTTCTTGGCAATACGCTCTGCCATTAGAACCTACCTCCTTGATCCATGATCAGCTCGTACGTCTTCTCCGGCGTGATGACCTTGCCATTCGCGAAGGTGATCTCGACGTAATCGCGGTTTTGCTTGCGCACGCTCTTAACCGTGCCGTACTCGGGACTGTAGTCGCCCACAGCCACCTCCTCGGCTGGAATTGGAAGTGCCATTACTTGTGTCCGCCTCTCTTACGCTTCTTACGACGCTCGACTGCCTTACGGTGAGCAAGGACTGCACGCTCTCTACTGCGCTCATCCATGCCCGGAAGGGCCTCGTACGTCATCTTGATCTGCTCGCTAGCCCCCTGCGCGGCCTCACCCAAAGCTCTGGCAGCCCGGATGGTCTCCTGATAACGATCCTCTGGCGACTGCATTACGGCAGCTCGATCGGCGGCGGGAAGATAAGCGCGTAACCGGGGAACTGCCCACCAACACGCTTGATGTCGGTGTAGCCCATGTTTACCCAGCCGAACTTCTCGTCGATGAAGTTGCCGGTGATTCCAAGAGCAGACTTCAGGTCTGCCACAGATGCCTGCCCATATGCCTCGATGAGGTTACCGACCTTGTCCATGACCTCCTGTGCATCTCCTCTGGACTCGACGACGAACTCACTGACAACGTCGCTCGGGATGTTCGATACGGCCTTGGGCTGGACTGCGGCCTTAGGGGTTGCTCCGCCACCGTTAGCATAGGGAGTGTATCCTCGAGTACTTACTGATCTGGACGAATATCCCTGCGCTGTGCCTCCGAAGAGCGTCCGACGAAGAGCAGACTCTCCCACGTCGAATATGAGGTCCTTCACACGAGGCAAGATGACCTCCATCAGGACGTACTGACCGACGCTAGCGCCATCCTCACCCTTGAAGTTCTCCGCGATACGGCGTCCGAGAGGCTTCTTACGCTGAACTGCACCACCCTCGATGACCTTTTCGACTACTTTTTCGTCCTCAGGCCCATCCGCTTTGTCCTGATTACTGTTGCTGGCGTAACTTGTCATGAATATGCTCTAATCTCTTAAATGTCGGCAAAACCTATAAGCCGTGGATGGCTTATAGATCTCTTATGCTAGGACTCGGTGGGCTCGTCCTTCTGCCCCTCGGCGATGTCCGTGACGGTATCGGCGTAGCCGTCCTTGAAGGTGGTCTTACCCTCGGAGACGTCTTTGCCGAGCTTGACACCGCCCTTGAAGCCGTCGACGGTGGACTGGATCATGCGCTCGATGTAACCACCGGCTGCGTCACCCGCGACTGCTGCGAGAGTGACTCCACCGACGCCGACGAGGATCTTGCTGGCGAGCTTCATGCCGACCGGGGTGGTTGCCGTGATGACATTCCCGACGACTGCTCCAGCACCGAGTGAGGTGGCGGCGCCTGCGACGAGCTTGATAACTGGTACGATGTTCATCTGTTTTTTCTCCTTGTTGTGGTTTGAGGCATAAGTGAAACCGCTTGTACATTAATGAGTACAAATTGCTAGAAGTCAATAAGTCCTTCTACGGGTTCACTATAAGCTGTGTAATTCGTGCGAGGGTTAGACCTGGGCGATACCAGGCTCGCCGTACTTGGTGGTGACGGTGCGTTGGAGGAACAAGATCTTGCCGACGGTCGGCATGTGCAGCCCCTTGGTTCGAGCCTCGTAGTCCTTGAGGAACTCCTCACGGCCTTCAGGTGTGTCGATCCGAGCGCTGTTCATGTTGGGCATCCAGACACCCCATTCGACGGTTCCATCGGGCCACTGGATGCCGTACTCGATCTCTTTCATGGTCTTACCCTTCTGGTAATCCTTGTTCGAGTAGGGGTTCTTTGGTGCAGTCGGAAGTGTTGTCATCAGTTTTTCTCCTTTTGAAATATGAGTTGAAAGAGGGGTGGTGGCGGAAGCAGTTGAGGAAAGGGCTCCACTGCTGGCGATTTCCTAGAGGCGAAAATTCGAATCCGCACGCCACCACCCGCTCAGTTGCTTCAGATCAGTTCGTCCCGGGGGGAATCGGAACCAGTCTGAAGCGCCTCCGGCGGTGACACCCGATCCGGAGGAGTTGTTGAGGCATCGTTCTGACCCATGTAGGAATCGACCGTCTGAGGCTTCTGGTTGCGCTCAGCCATCTCCTGCTTGTACCGAAGGAACTCGGCGTACTCAGGGTCGATCTGCGCAGCCGACTGCTTGACGACGTTGGGCTGAGTCCGCTGATGGTCCTCGTCGAACTCCGTGCCGCGAACATCGTTGCGAGCTTCACGACGAGTCTCGGGCTGCTTCTTGGTCTGGTATCCCTGCATCGAGGGGTGGTTCTGAAGAGTCTCCGGAACGTTGCCCTGAGATTGCTGAGCCTCACCATCGGCAACGATATCCTTCGGAAGGATGGACTTGATGAACTCGAGAGCGTAGTCCTTGTCCGAGAAGATCTCCATGAAGAGCGTGGAATATGCTTCGGTGGTTCGGAACTCATCGAAGAGGTCCTGTCCGTAGACGTTCTTCTTGACGAACTTACGCTCGGGAGTCTGAACGCCGTAGGCCGTAGCAAGCAGCTTGTTGAAGGTGTCCATCAGCTGGTTCTGGTCTCGCGAAGCACCGATGACGACGAGGTCGCGACGGATGTTGAACTCCATTGCTTCTGCCTTGGTGATGTTGAACCAGGCGGTCATCTGAGCCGGCTCTCCGGTCATCTCGTCGATGTAGTTGATTACTTTTTCGAGCATTAGTTAGTCCTTCTATTGTTGAAATTGTGCGAATGAACGCTGGCCTGTGCATCGAGCAAGGCCAAGCTATGGATGAAATGCCCACGACAATACTGGATGTATGCCTCCTTAAAGAGGTGTTCGTTATCCAGCTCGTAGTGTGTCAGATCGTGGGCAGCGGTGTAGCCAAGTGCAATTTGACGCTTCCGTTCCTTACGAATAAGGTAACGAAGATACCGCTGCAAAAGACGGTATGGCATTATCCCTCCAAAAGGAAAACCTGAAAGCTATGAGCGGGTTAGGCAAATAGCTTTCAGGTTTAATTTCCGTATTTCTTTGTGGTTGATGTGAGTTAGTACAGGACTACTCGGCGTCGAGTTCCACTTCCTCGGAAGGCTGCGCTGCAGCGAAGACGAGTGCTCCGGCGATGATGAGGCCGGTAGCAGCCGCTCCGATGATGAGCGCCTTCTTGAGGATGATGGACTTGTTCGACTTGAGTGAGGTGATGTTTTTGGTCATTTCATTTCCTTTTCAGAGTGGGACGGGTGTCACTATAACCCTTGTAATTCTTGCGAAGGCTTACGGTGCGAGCTTGATCTTGTGGGGCTGTGGAAGTGGCACCGGGTGCGTGTATTCGCATTTCGGATCCGACTCATACCAGAAATGAACGTACTCGTCCCGGCGCTCGGAATACCTGATGCAAGTGCATTTGCGGACGCTTGTCTCCTGGATGTGACCTTCCAAACTGATCTCTACCATATCCCCCTCCGCAACCCGTTCGCCGATCTTGTCCGCCATGTCGTGGAGATCACTCTGGACTTCCCGCGGTAGTTCTTTACTTAGTGCCGCCACTGGTTCTCTCACTTTCTTTAGGCCAAACTTTGAGGGTGGGGATTCCGTCCTCATTCGATGCGAAATGCCATTGCTTGTCGATATCCATGCTGTCAACGTGATGTCTAGGCATCTGACACTCGATTCCGTCATCCGAAACGAAGTCGCACTGGAAAAGGTGAGCCATTATCCGATCACTCTCTGTAGAACTTCTACGGTCTTACGCAGCGTTCGAATATCCGCCTGCTGCTTGAGGATGATACCGAGCGCCAGCCCTCCAACTACGAGAGTGACGTTACGGCGGTTGAATATGGACTCCGCCTTCTCAGCGACATCCACGAGAGTCTCTCCGTCGATCTTGTGGTGACGAGAGCCCTTACCGAGCGTGATGGTAACCATCAGCGACGACCTTTCGACTTAGTGCCTAGGATCCCCGGACCTCTTTTTGAGTTTGGATTGAAAGATGTTGTCCAGTTACTGACAAGAGCTTCGTCAGTCTTTTCAGCCTCCATAACCAGATCCCGTGCTAGGTCCTGAACCCGCTTATAAAGCTCTGAGTCAGTCGACTCGAGACTCATCGTCAGCTTGATCATTCTCCACCTCCAAAATGAGCTCGTCCGGGTCGCCGTAGAGCATGTCCCGGAGTTCCTGAATGGGTTCACGCGACTCCCAGAGACCGTCTGCCAGCTTTGGGACGTCGTGCCATTCGCCAAGCCTTTCACCCTGACGGTCCACCCACTGGAATATCCATTCTTTGATGTACTCTGGTGTGGTATTGCCCGAGGTCAGTTCGTCGTACCGCGCGGCAGGGAAACGTACCGCACCGATCTCCGGGAAAAGCTCCTTGAGGACCGGCTCGCAGACGTCGGATGCACGGGTCAGCTGGTGGGTGAAGAGGCTGTCTCCGGTCATCCAGTCGAGGATGTTGTAGAGGCCGCCCACTCCGTCATGAGATACCAGACGACCTGTGGTGATCGACAGAATATCGCCGATGGCAATGCTTTTGTACTGAGTGTTTGCCTCGTCGACAACGGCTTGCACTTCCTTGACTTGCTCGAAGAAGGATTTCTCCTGATCAGTCATTACTCACCTCATCCACGCTGTAGCTCATGTAGACGAGCTCGGGAGACGGATCGATTGAAGATTGCCTGTCTTTTACCGCCCATATCGCCTGGTGGCCGACGACATCTGCCATGTCGAGTGGTTTGTCCGTTTCAATTTCGATCGTAATGCTAAGTTTCTTTTTCATCAGTTTTTCTCCTTGTTAAATATGCGTAGGCGGGAAGCCCAGAGCTAGCTAGTACCTGGGCTTCCCGTAAAGCAACGCGTTAGTCGCAATCAACGCAGTGTGCAGGCCCTCTGCACTCTCTTCATTGAAACCCTTTCCAGTAGTTACCCAGCGGCTTCCTCAAGAAGGAAATCACGATCGCGGGCTCGTCCTGGTCGGACATCTGAGTTGAGTAGTCGAGTTCAACCGGCGACTCAGGGGTCCATCCGACTTCCTCACCCGAATCGATCGGAGCGAGGCCGATGGCGATATAGAACTCGTTCAACGATGCGTACTCCTGGTTCAGAATACGGAAGTTGATGTCGTTCACCGCCTTGTCTACCAACTGCTTCGTCGATTTGAAGTAGCGGCCGGTGTACTTGTCGTAGAACAGCTGGTCGCCGTTCCCAACCATGATTACTTCGCGGGTTGAGACCGGATCCTTCTCGATTGTTTCCCGAGCGATGTCGTCACGCACCTTGCGGTCCTTTGCCGGAGCCTCAGCCGCCATGCGCTCCTGGTACTCACGAGCAGCCGCTTCGCCGATACTGATCACGGAGATCAGAGCCGCGTTACGACGCATGTTTATCGACTGGGCACCGATGATGGCTCCGATCGTGATGATCTCCAGTCCCAGAGCTGGAATATAGTCCTTCCAGACCAGCTTGATGACTTCGCGCTTGGTGAGTGGAACGTCCACCCAACCTTCTTCGTGATCGGCGTTCTTCTCGACGAAGGCGCTGTCCAACTTGAAGGTCGCCCGGGGCGTTGCCTTGACCGCCAGAATTGCAGATCCGACGGAGCCCGCCACACCGAGTCCGGTGAGGATGGTTGATGAGTTCCGCTTGAGCAGAGGCGCTACCCCGCGGACGATTGTTGCGATATCCATGTGTTTCCTTAGCGGTGAGTTGCGGTGTGGTGCTTGGCCGGCGCGTAGATATAGGTTGTGAGGTCGGCGTCATACCTCATGTTCTTCTTGAGATTCCGCATGCGAAGCTTGTGACGACGGTCTGCGAAATATGCCGAGAAGAGATCGGCGATGAAGTGACGGAAGATGACGATCAGCAGTGCGGCCCAGAGGACGGCCGAGAGCGGAACTGCGATCTGCCATGGAATGGTGTCGAGTGGCATCAGTTTTTCTCCTTTGTGTGTATTGTTGGGCATAAAGCGAACCGCATGTAACTGTGTCAGTTCACAGTCCGAATTAACGGGACCGTCATACATGGGTTCACTATAAGCTATGTTTTTCTTGCGGGGGTTAGTCGAGCTCTTTTAGCTTGGTGGTAAGCATCACGCCGATCGTTACGGCCGCCCAGTACAAGAATATGCACAGCGGAATAGCCACCCACCAGGTCCACCCGCCAAGCAGATAGCCTAGGTAGTTGGCCGCGAATACGAGAGCGAGGATGGCAGCACAGAACCACACTATGATTACCAGTATTCCGATGATCGCCAGGGTTTCTAGTGTCTTGTGCTTCTTAGCCATTACTCGATCTCTCGAATATATAGTCGAATGGAGGGCACGAACTTGGCGTCGAGTCGGACATAAGACACACGGCTCCCAGGACTTGAAGGCTCACAGACTCCGACAACGTAGTCCTCCAGCTCCTCGGTACGGTCATTGTAAAAGCCGACGACCGTACCGACTTTGAGTGTTACCTCATCCATCAGTGCTTGCGCATCTCGCGGACGAAGACCCAGATGAGCCAGAAGCCGGCGGTGATGATGGTCATGATGGCGTCGAAGAGAAAGCTTCCGAAGCCGTACTTCTTGCGGTAAATGATTGTAGCCATGGTATTTCTCCTTTGTTAGTGGTTTTTGGTTGGTATTACATGTGGGTTTTAGTGTATGATCTGATTTTGTACTTGGGTGGAAGTATCCAATCTTCTTTTTTCTGATCGTATACCCCTTCAGTCACTGGTTTTGCGATCACTCGATACTCAACGCAGTGAAGCTTAATGACGTAGATGTTCCACTCAGAAGACAAGCCTTCATCGTCAAAGACATCGAGGCTTGAGCATGAATGAGCGAGAAGATGGTCGATCGTTAGCATTTTCATGCCTTTCTTTATAGTTGGTTTGTGGCCCAGCGAGACTCGAACTCACGTTTTGATCAAAATCGATCAGGTTCTACCAGTTAAACTATGGGCCTGGTACTAATTAGTTGTTACGGTGACGCTTGAAAATGAAGGCGAGAGCGCCCGCACAAATCAAAGCGATCGCTGCGTAGAAGAACCACGCGGCTTCCACTCCCGTTGAGGCAAGAATATCAGCCTTCTGGACAGCTACCGGAGTAACTGTCTGAGTGGGTTCGGGGCTTGCCGGAGTCACCACGGGAGTCGTGACAACCGGCGGGTCAGTCGGAACGACCACAACAGGCGGCTTGGCGTACTTCAGGTCGAAGCAGTCGCCGTGAGCCGCAACGAGAGTCGCTCCGTCACCTTTGGCATAGGACGAACCAGTCTGCCAGTGGATGGAAGTGATCTTGTTGTGGGGGTAGGCAGCAGCGATCTCAGCGATGGTCTTGCCGAGGAATACATTTTTGCTGCCGACGTTCGCAACCGATGCCTGAGTGACATCGTGATCGGTGATGGAGAGGGAGTTGTAACCACCCAGTCCGTCGCCAGTCAGGTCCACAACGAACCGGAAGAAGATGCCGTTTCCGACAACGTCCTTATCGGTCCAGTTGATGCCGGTGAAGCCCTGCAGGTTGCCGTTGGTCGGGTAACCGAACTCCACCGGAGTCTTGTCACCCTGGCTCACGAACGACTTACCGTCTGCAATGTCCGCAGGAGCATGGTCATCCGACTCGGTGTAAGCACCACCGACGAACGTGCACTTCTCGCTTGCAACCGGAGGAGCGACGTAGCAAGGCGCCGAAGCATCCTCACTCTGTGTCACACCAGTTGCAGGAAGAACAACGAGCGTCTGCTTGAGCATCCCAACGACCTTGGTTCCCTTGGGATACTTCGGATCGAAACCGGGGCCAACCTTCTGTACGGTTGCAACGTACGTACCCGGTCCAGTGTAGGCCTTGTCCAGGTAGACACGAGCGCCATCCAGCTCCCACCCGTTCGGGTTCTGAGCAGGTGTTCCCTTGGTGAACGGGATGTAGCCGTCGGTGTCACAAGTGGGTCCTGTGACGGGCAACGGGCCGATCTCGATCGTAGTGACGGTGCAGGCGGGAGTGGTGAAGACGTTGTAGAGCTGACCAGAAGCCGGCCAGGACTCGTCTCCTCCGTTGAGAACACCCTTGGTCACCAGAGCGGTCGTCTTCGCGTCATCGGCGTAGAGATCGAACTGGTAGGTCGTCCCACACTTGACCCCGAAGGAATCGAACTGGTGAACGTCCGTAGAGGTGGTCAGGCCGTCGTGCACGAGCTTCTGGGGGAACTTAGGCTGCAAGTTGAGCGCCGCCTCCCAGAGGACCCCATGATACGTCACGACCGGAGCGACTACGACGGGTGCCGTTTTCTGCTCCACGACCGGCTCCGTGGACTCCGGCGTAGCCTCTGTGAGTTGGGGTGAAACCTGGGTGTCGCTCGTCGTAGAGGACGGACCAGGCGTGCTGAATGCCTCCTCGGCGACCTCGACTGTAGTCGTCTGCTCGACGGTAGGGGTCTCGGTGACGACCTGCTCCGCTGTACTTGGCGTGCCGACCTCGTCTGCTGTGGCGGGGCCGGCCAGTGCTAAACCCCCGAACCCGAGGGCCAATACTAGTGGTACACTTGCAAAGATCTTTTTCATCAGTTTTTCTCCTTGTTTGTTGTGTTACGGTTGAGTGGAAGTTACTTCTTGAAGAGCCAGGCCCATGAACTTGAGGATGGGAGATCCAGGGCTTCTCCGAAGATGGGTGATTCGGCACCAGCGCTGAGTTTCGATCACGGACATCCAAGAGTAATCCTCATCGGTAAGGCCCTCAATGCTCTTTGACATAATGTTGTCCTCAAAGAGAACGATCATCCCATCCTTGAGATTTTCACCGTAGACGATGTCTTCTGTTTTCGGATTCATGACAAACGTTCTGTCAACGAGGTCGGCCGGGATTTCGAGGAGGCTCATTTCTTCTTCAAGCTCAGTTTCAGTCATCAGTTTTTCTCCTTGTTTGGGTGTCAGAATGCAAAAAAGTAATAACACGTGGGTTGCTATGCTAGTCTTCCTTTAATGGCGATTCGAGGCTTTGAATCGTTCAGAGTAGCGCCATGGTGAGATGGCATACGTGTCACTATAAGCGGTGTAATTCTTGCGAGGGTTCTAATCCAGGTTGTTTTCGCGGAATATGAGGTAAGCGTCGATATCTCTGGCGAGTTCTGGATCCATGTCCAAAGCGCCATGAGCGGCGTACTGAGCCATCAAAGTCCGAGTCATGATCTTCGACCAAGAGGACATTCGACGGCGATAGTCCTCCAGTCGGTTGATCTTGGCCTGCTGGTCGGCGATAACGGCAGTCGCAACCGGAATATAGATGAATGCGGCAACTACTACGATGGTTTTGAGCTTATCCATTAGATCTCCTTAATCTCAAGATACGGGTAGTCCTCGCGGAACTGTCGTTCGGGCATAATCTGCCACTTCCAATGGTTCGCGATCGAAGAGAATACGACCCATCCAATATTGGCATTCATCACCACGTAGCCGTAGCCACAGATGATACCCAAAGTGTGAGCATTAGACGGGGTAATTCGGTATGCGTATTCGTGCAAGATATGGCTCCTAAAATGAAAACCTAAAGCCCGGGTTAGGGGCTGTTAGGTGAGACTACTTTACGTTGATAAAGGCTTTTTCGGGGAGGACGAATATGTTCTCTTCGATAAGACGCTTCTTCTCCTTGTGCTTGGTGATCTGTCCGTCGATGATGCGGGGGACATAGTAGCAAGCCATTGAGATGGCGACGTTAACGAGGAGCTTCTGAGTCGAGTTCATGAGATTCCTTAGGTTAGTGTGGGTGTCACTATAGCCTGTGTAATTCATGCGATTGTTTTGCCAAATATCCAACCCGGGGAATTTTTCAGATTGCAAAACCTAAATCCTTTGTGGGATTACCGTGAGGATTTAGGTTTTTTGACCTACAGTTTGATCAGATAGTCAGATGTCATTTCTTCTTCGGTGATGGCGAGGCTTCCACCATTCACTTCGATCAAGGTGTTGATGAGCTTGGCGAAGTTACTGTAAGCGGCCTGCTCTTCTTCAGTCCAAGTAATAAACAGAGGCTCTACGCCGGTCCATTGCTGGCCGGTTTTGCGCATGTGAAGTTTCTGGGCTTCGAAGAACGCGGATTGCGCTCGATTGTAATTCGCAGCAAGGTCATCGTCGAGAACGAGGTGAAGTTGGCTGCCACACCAAGAGTAAGTTGATTGAGTCATTGTATGATTCCTTTTCAGAGTGGGTGTCATTATAACCCGTGTAAACTCTGCGAAAGTGATACAAGAGGCAAAAACTAAAAGCCATGTTTCCCGTGAGGGTTGATGGCTTTTAGCTTAGATACTGCTGTTAAGTTGTAGTGTGTTTAGCGGATGAGCTTGGGTAGGAAGCTGAACGCTTTCGATGTGATGACGTTGAGCTGTTCGTGTCGGGTGATCATCAGGATACTGAGAATAGTCAGACCGCCATTCAGGAGCGTATCTGCGGACGGCTTGAACGCCGAAGACTTTTTGTCTTGGTGTTGTAGGTCGCACACAGTTTTGAGCTGCTGGATGAGGACTTCGTATTCTGTAGTACCCGGAGTGGTGTTTCCGAGTTCGGACAGGATGGCGTTTCTTACATCAGTAAGCGTAGAGGTTTCTGCGTCAATCTTTTTGGCAAATAGCACGCGAGTTTCCTTTCAGAGGTGTCACTATAACGCGTGTATTTACTGCGAGGCCGCCATTTACGGGTTTACCTGGATCGTGACACTCTTCTTCTTGGCGAGCTCTTCCGGCGTGATGTTCGGCAATGCGAGCTTGCTCAGAACGACACTATCGCCCTGAATGTGCGCATCCAGCGAACCATCCGCGCCGTTCTTCTGGAAGTTGCTGTTCGAGATCCCCAGAGTGACGCCGAGGAAGGTCGAAACGAGCCCGATGCCACCGACGACCTGAGCAACGAAAGCCCAGCCGAAGAGAAGTGCACCGCCAGAATATAGCGTGGCCAAGGCCGGTGCCAGGATCAGCACGAGCCATTTGATGTTGTTGTACGCCTTGCTCGAGAGCACGAGGCCGGTCGAGGTGGTGTACGGAGTGTCCACAGCTTCGTGCTTCGGACCCTCATCAGGGGTGTTGTTTGTCATTTCATTCTCCTTTGTTAGCCGCCACGTTTCCATACACCAGCGTCCTTAACGAACACGGATATGGCTGTCCATACGCCGGCGACCTTGACGTATGGCACTGTTCTTTTCCAAGCCCCAAGGTACTTCGTCCACATACCCGAGAGAGTACGTACGACAGCTGCACCTGAGGCAGATGAATATCCTTCCGCAGACCCGTTGTGGGCATACACGACGAATCGGTATTGCTTGCCTGGGGTAAGGCCCGTGACGATGCGCGAAGTGTTGTTCACCTGCGAAACGTCCGTATAGGCGCCTGTGCCCTCGGCATTGGGCCAGTATCGGAGCAAATATGAATCGATCCCTGCTCCGCCATTGTCTGCAGAACCCGCCCAGGACACCACTACGGACGTCGGAAGGACCGACGAGAATGTGGGTGTTCCTGGAGGAGAGGCTTTCTTTGGAATCCTGGGGAATCCGCCCAAATATGCTGTCTGGACGTTGTTATGCCACCCAGAGACTGTCTGCCTAAGGGTTACACCACCTTGATTACCTGCGGCATCGTGCCCAACGCCAAGATCCACAGCCTGATCCCAACGAAGTCCATTCTGCGGGACTCCGGAGGGCAGGGTGCCAGTACGTTGTGTCTGACCAACACCGTCGATTGCGGCTGTGTGAGCTCCCTGGTTGTTTGAGAATGATCCGGTACTACCACTAGGACCATTCCAACAGGTAGCACTCACGCGAATAACCGAGTAGTTACCTGCCTGCGACTGAGCCACAAGATCGGCGCCCTCGGCGTACACGGTGGATGGTGAACTACCTGTAAATGCAATCCTAGTGGTTTGGGCCATTAGGTCAGAATCTTCAGATAAATATCACCATCAGCGCCAACTGCATTGTCTGGGTCGGCCGTACCTTTCGTGATACCAGCAGCTGCTTGATACCCTAGGTGGCCAGTAGGCTGAGAAAGAAGCACCTGAGCTACGAAATCTCTGGTGCGGTTGATCTCTCGAGCCCCCCATTTGACCTTGCCGTCTTCACCGGTGTCTGGGACTAGCGGATAGTTCGCATCGGTTGCGTCGTCTCCAACAGCCATGTGTTAGCCCCTTTCTAGGACGTAGACCACACGCCTGGTGCATCCTGCCAGACCTGAGAGTTCTCCCAAGCCAGCCAAGATCCAGGTGTGATGAATCGTTTGATGGTAAGCGTCGGATATGCGCTCTCGCCTGACTCGTCTGCCGTAAATATCTGCTCCGTGACAAGCATCTGGTTAGTTAGACCAGTACTGTTACGCATCTCAACGAGATCGCCCAGATCGTAGTCTCTACGGTACTTGTAGGGACTCAACTGAGTGATCTTGCCGTCAAAGGCAGATATAGAACGGTTCTTAGCTAGCTCTTGTGTGCCCTTCTGAGCAAGCGCAGCATCCATTGCCGCACTCTCAGCAGCCTCCAACGCAGACGAAGCTGTTACAGCCGCATCGATGTTGGTCTTGTCAGCGGCAACCAATCCGCCTGCAGTTACCTGAGCGGTCGTGAACGCAGTAATAAGAGCAGCCTCACCAGTGGCGAAGCGTTTCTTATCAATCAACTTCTTCATCGCGTCCTTCTGCGGGTCTAGCGCTGCAGGTAGGGCGATGGCTTTGTTGATAGCCGTTTCTTGTACTGTTGAGAGGGTGTTGGTACGGTCTGCGTACTGAATATCGGTTGCACTGACATAAAGCACACGGCGTCCGAAGCCAGTTGTGGTATCGCTTGCGCCATCGCCGTAGACGGTGACATTACGGTCGATACCAACGACAACGGCAACGTTCTTGGACTTGGCCACCGAAGTGAGCTCTGACACGCTCTGCAGTGAGTCCAGATCCTCCGAGAATATGACTGGAGGAAGGACCGTCTGAGAGCTTGTACGGTCGTTGCCCTTGTAGACATCGAAGTACAACTTGCTGGTGTCCAGCCCCTTGTAGAGGCGGAACCCCAGGTCAAATATGTCTGCGAGCTCCTTCATCACGTCGTACAGAGGTCCATAAGGGCGCTCAATCGTGTAGATGGTGTCGTCAAACGGAATGTTGCCGGCTGCGTGTAAGCTGCCTACCTCAAGTAAAGGAATGGCATCCACAGGGAGCGCTGATCCAGAACGACAAGCGTAATCGAACAGCGCTCCCATGATTTCATGAGCCTTACCAGTCTCCGACCAAGTGTTTGGTTGGGTCCCCTTCTTCGGATATGAGAGAGTTGTGCGGTCGTTAGTGACGTCCGTGACTTCCTTACCCGTGAGCTCAATCTTCTTGCTACCATCATCAGCCTCAGCGTCACTGACAGTTTCGATCTTCATCACACGTTCTGACTCCGACAGACCCAGCAACGTACCCGCGGGAAGCAGGTTACGATTCTGTGTGGTCGAGGCCATGATGATCTGAATATCGCCGTTATCCTGCTGACGCTCAGTCCAGATAAAGGACTCGTACCCTTCGACAAGCTCCGTGCGCCTAAGAAGGCCATCGAGCGTGTACAACTCCATTAAAGCCCTCCGTATTTGTTGGCGTAGGTAAATGTAAAGGGCACTGCTCCACCTGTTGCCGCCACACGAAGTTTGTTCACCCCCGGATAGAGGTTCAACCACTGTGAATATGGCGAGATTCCGTACAAGACCGACCCCGTGGCGCCACCCCGTGTGAGACGAGCACTCTTGTTGAGGTTGACACTATTGATCTCCAGAATATCGCCGTTTTGCAGCGGGAAGACAAAGTCCTGTGTCTGGACTGAATCATCTGGAAGTCGGTTGATGATGCTGAAACCACCCATATCCCGGTTAGGTAGGATGCGAAACAGTCCACCGGTCTCGATCGATCCATCGTAGGTTCTCTGCAGTTCGGTAGTGCCCGAAGTTGTGTTACCCCCGAACTGCAGAGTGTCTAGACCAACGAAGCTGGATTTGGCACAGAGGATGGAGATTGTTGCGTTTGGATCCTTGGTGAAGAGGGGCGCGTTCATCTTCTCAACGCGCCCCACAATTTCAACCGTCGGCATGTCATCCGAGTAGAACCGCAAGCGCACCTGCGACTTAGGCATGAAGAAGCCGTAAAGACGGTCCCTCAGCTTCTTAATCGTAGTGTTGGCGTAGTCTGGCTGGTACCCCAGTTGAAGGATGATGTTACGCTTGACGCGTTTTGAGGATTGCTCCTGCTCATCATCCTGGTTCGCCATACTCGAGTATACGAGCGTGGCGTCAACTGGGTCCAAACCATCCACATTTTGAATGTACAGACCCTCCGTCGGATCGAACATCGGAAGAGACAGTACGAGTCCGCGATCTGTTCGCACTTCAATGAGATTGATCACTTACTCAACTCCTCCTTAAGGATCGACATCTGGTTCTTGTTCTGACGGTAGATCTCTGCCGCAGGGAGAGCGACTGGCGAGTAGTTGTTCTGAGTCATGTTGACCTCAGTCGAAGGACCGGAGCCCTCTGCAACTGCCTGCTGGTACTCCCCGTACTTGTTGGCAATCTCGTTCGCTCGAGCAGTAGCTGTATCGACGGAAATAGACTTCGACCCAACAATCCCACTGATTAGACCAGCATCCTTCTTGAGCCCCGAGAGATCCAAGACAGGTCGAATTGTAGGTGCCGTGTCCATCCCAAGCGACATCTCGTTACCAGCCTGTGCCATAGCCTTCTTCAAGGAAGATACGGCTGCATCGCCAAGGTCCGTTGCGGAACGCTCGACGAACTTGGTGCGGTTGGTAATACCAACTCCAACACCTTCTCCAGTGTACTCACCGAGTTCTGTGGTCACCTTTGATGGGGAGTTGATGCCTAGCAGCTTCTTGATCGCCGGGGCAATGTTGGCTACCAACTTCTGAGCCGCAGCAATTACTCTGCCTACGCCCTTAGTCAGTCCACCAGTCATACCTTCAACGATTGCCGAAGCCACGTTGAGCCCCGCATCCTGCAACTCGCCACTCTTCCTACGAATGGTGCTAGCGATACCGTTGACAAAGTCAATGATAAGATTAGCGCCTGCTGTAAGAAGCCTTGGGATCGCTTTACCGATTCCCTCGAGGAGGTTGACAATGATGTCAGTACCCTTCTCAATTACCTTGCCGATGTTCTTAGCGATACCATCGAGAATTCCGATGATAATCTTCATGCCGGCATCCACCAGAAGTGGAATAAGGACAATCAGCGCCTCTACCAACTTAGTGACCAGTAGTACGATTGCCTCGATGGCCGGCGGAATGATTGCCACGATTGCTGCTATGAGAGCCAGCAACAGTACCGTAATGGTCTCCAGGATCTGAGGACCGGCGGAAGCAATCACCTTGAGGATCTCGATCATACCGAGGCCGATTTGCTGCGCCACGTAGGGAATAAGACCGGCAAGACCCGTAACTGCCGCGATAAGCACTGTGATAGCTGCTCCACCGGCGATAGAAAGGGCTGTCAATCCAACAGCAAGAGCTGCAACGCCAATACCCGCAGCCAACACACCGACGCCCAGAAGGGCAATGGCGATGCCCAAGCCGACAAGGCCTGGGATGGCTGGAATAAGAGCGATTCCGGCGATAGCAAGGGTGGCGAGAACTAGAGCCAAGGCTCCGAGCCCAGTCCAGATAGTTTCCCAAGACAAAGAGCCAAGGAAAGCCAGGATTGGTGCCAATACCGTAAGAGCTGCTGCAGCAACAACCAAAGCCGCAGCTCCAGGAAGAGCCGCAACCATAGCGGTAAGTCCCACTGCCAGGATAAGAAGTGTCCCACCAAGCAAGACCATTGCCCGACCAATATCATCCCAGTTTAGAGTAGCAAATATCTTGAGCACCCCCGCCATGACAGCAAGGCCTACAGATGCCACAACTAGGGCGGCTGCACCAGGAAGAGCCGCAACCATAAGCGTCAAACCCACAGCGAGAATCGCCAAGGTCGAACCCAAGGTAGCCATAGCTCGACCAATATCATCCCAACTAAGTGTCGAGAAGATCTTGAGTGCGGCAGCGATGATGAGAATGCCAACCGATGCAATTACCAGAGCAGCAGACCCAGGCAACGTCCCAGCCATAAGCGTAAGGCCTACAGCGAGAATTGCAAGCGTCGCTCCGAGAGTAGCCATAGCCCTGCCAATGTCATCCCAACTCATTGTCGCGAAGAGCTTGAGGGCTCCCGCAATGATGATCAGTCCGACAGAAGCGATAACCAGCGCGGCCGACCCCAATATAGCTCCGGGGCCTGCTTTGGACAGCAACAGCATTGCTCCGGATACAATCGCTAGTGCTGCACCCATCCCGACAAGACCCTTGATCAGATCCTCTGTAGGAATAGCCGCCAATATAGCGATTGCAGCTGCAAATATGGTCATTCCGGTCGCCAGCAAGATCAGCGCAGCACCAAGCACAGTCAGTTTGACTGCATCACTGGTACTGAACATCTTGTCGAAAGCGGCCATAACAGCACCGAGTTGGGTGAACATGACCGTGATCGCACCGAGGGCAATAGCCAACTTGCCGACATCGATGAAGGACAACGCAACTACAGACAGCGTAAGAACACCAACTGCAGCTGCGATCGTGAGAAGCGTCTTAGCCTTGATCTGACCCTGCATCGCAGTAAGAGTATCGGTAAGCCCACCAAATACATTCTTGATGGAATCAACAATACCCCCGCCAGGATTGAGAGACTTGAGCGTGCCTTTCATCTTGTCGATGAACTTGAATATCAGCACGCCGATGCCCGCAAGGAGACCCGTGTCAATGAGAGACATGACAGAATCGAAGTTACCACTCGAGAACGAACTAGCAATAGCCGGTCCGATACCCTTGAGTGCGTCTCCGATCTTCTGGGCAAGTGGCGCAAAGAATGCCGCAACTGCCTCAACGACGACAATAAGTCCGTGGAAACCGGACTTGATCCCATCGATGATGCTCCCCAGAGGCTGCATCCGCTCTTTAAGCGAGTCAATCCATCCGCCGAAGCCAGACTTAGCGACGTCTCCAGAGGCACCAATCAGATCAAATATAGCCCCGACCAGATTCTTAAGGAACCCTAGAGCAAACTTAATCCCATTACCAACCACAGTGAAGAACTTACTAAAGCCCTCACCCTTCTTGATTGCCTCGTCAACGCGAACAAGGAAGTCGCCAACCTTAGCCGTGAATTCGAGAATGCCGCCAGAACCCTTACCTGCGAAGCCCAACACATCGAACAGCATTGTGCCGAAGGCCTTGATGATCTGCCAACCAATATCGAGGACTGCGAAGAACCCCTTGGCCGTACGACCGATCTGATCGAGCGCTTCCTTACCGGGCTGCAAGCTCTCCACAAAGACTTGAATCTGCTTGGTGATGTCGGCGAGCTGCTTACCCGTAACCGGAGGAAATACCTCCTGGAACGCCTTAGCGATAGGGCCAAGGATCGACATTAGGATCTTAAACGCCGAGGATATGGCGCTGATTGCAGCAGCCCTACCCCCATTGTCAGACCAGTCCTGAAGAACCTTGTTGCGGGCGTCAGACGCGGCACCGATCATCCCACCAAGAGTATTGTTGACGGTGGTGAACAGATCGGTAGCCTCGTTGAAGTCACCGATGATGATCTTAAACGACTGCGACCAGCCAGATCCAACAGCTTCCTGCATGGTGCCGATCAACTGGGTCCACGTACGAACCTTAGTTGCGGCCTCTTCTGCAGTCTTCTGTTGCTGTTTGAAACTTGCGATCGTAGCGTCAGAGAGTCCGAGAGACGCCATAGTGGCATCATCCATGTCCCCAGCCATGATCTTCAGGTAGTTGCTCATGACATCCGCGGACAGCCAGTTCTGCTCAAGCGAGGAATTGAAGTCCTTACCTGCGGAAGTGGCCGTAGCGGTTCCGTTAGAGAAGGTTCCCATGGCGTCAGCGATCTCGATGAGCCCGTTCTGCATGTTCTTGTTACCCATACCGGCATTAGTCAGAGACTTCCAGTCCATAAGACGGACCGTACCCGCGGACATCGCCTGAGACAGCTGATACGCTGCGCCTGCTGCATTTGCCGCAGAAACACCCGAAGCTGCTGCCTCGTTGGAGAACCCCTTGATGTTCGCGACGGCATCTTCGATCTTCATACCAGCGTTGGTGAACAGACCGATGTTCTTGGTCATGTCACCGAAGTTGTAGATCGTCTTGTCGGCGTAGGTGTTCAACTCATCGAGGGCGCCAGTGACGTCCTGAAGCTTAGTACCATACTTAGACGTGTTCGCCAAGATAGTCTGGATCGAACCCATGGTGAGCTCATACTCGTCCAGACCAGCCTTGACCGGGTCGATCGTAAGCGAGGAGATAATCCTCTGACCGGCGTCTACTGCCTTGTTGACGATGTTGGAGAGGGCTGTGATGCCGATTGTTGCCAGGGCGATGAACTTCCCCGACACAACCTCGACCCCGCTCCCAATTCCATCGAGCGAGAACCTTTTACCAGCAGCGTCTACCTCTTCGAGGCCCTTGGTTGCGCCTTCCATCTTCAGGCTCTGCTTGAGCTTGTCAAGTCCGTCGATTGCCGGCTTGAGGCCCTTGTCGAGACCCGAGTTGTCAAATCGCATTCCTACGACGCGTTCTTCAATGCTGGGCATTAAGGTTTCACCGCCTTCCACACCTCGTTAGAGATTCTGTCAAATATGGGTCTGATTGCGGGGTTGATGAAGTCTTGCCCCTTGACGTACCCACCTTGGCGAGTTCCGTGGCCGTACTGAAGCATTACGACAACCGGAAAGCCATTCTCAGTGTCGGTGTTTGTCCAGGCGATGGTGACGCCGCCACGGTCTTTGACTATCTTGTAGCCCCATGACGACGCACCAACACCTGAACGAACGGGAGTAGCTGAACGGAGAGCTTCTACGCCCTCCTTAGCGAGCGCATCAAGCCCTTTGTACATGTCTCCGGAGCCAAGTCGCTTAAGCCACTTCTCGGTTTCATTCCAGTTACCTGTAACAGTGAACCTAACACCCACGGTTTGCTCCCATTTTGATTGTTACACGTTGGCGGGTGGAAGCTCCACCGGATCGGGATCGGGCACGAATTCGTACATTTCATCAAATGCCGAGGTTGTAAGAATGGCACCTACCATTCCGTTTTCGTCCTTGACCCGCACCATATCTATGCCCATATCCACGAATGGTTCCGCAGAGTAGAGCCTTTTACTTTTATATGCCATAGTTTTCCTTTCACGGACGGCGCGAATCGTCGCCCATTTCCATAGCGTTTCTTGCAGTCGGATATGATACTCCGTTTAGAGAAAACCACTGGTTCACTCCAGCGTTCGCATAGATCGAGTTTGGTGGTTTTCCGTTAACGGCGTTTATATCGTATGGAACCGAGACGTCAGCGCGGCCATTGGCGCCATTCGAAGCCACCAAATGAATTTGTCGATACCTAGATCGCCACTTTCTAGGAATAAATAGCATTGACGCGCCGATTGTCCCGGCATTGTATAGTCCTCGTAGGAAGACGATTCCATCGGGGGTCTTCAACATTGCAGGATTGGACCAAATAGTTCCGTTCGGATCGTATCTTGCCCATCCGGTAAAGAAGATTAAGCCAGTAATCCATCCAGTAGTGTTTGGGCCAGGGATTGGAACTTCTTTAAAGTTCGAAAGAGAAGCCCGATAGAAGGCCCCCAGAGCGACTCCGATGTTCAGTATCTTACCAAACCCACCAGCGCCATTTAGCCCAGCTGCCAACCGACCGAAAGCATACACATTGTAGCACCACATTGGTTGATGCGTTGCAAGAACACCGTTTGGATAGGTATTACTTCCAGCAGCCATATCAATGATCGTTTGATTTGCGGCCGTCGCAGAAGAAGTGCTAATTATACCCTCAAATAGGGTAACACCATCTACATCTAAAGTATATCCAACCCGACTAACTCTCGTAGGGGAACATCCGGGAAAGGTCCAACTAATAGTTGAGCTAGTAGTCGCTGGCCCTGCCTGCCAAACGGTCCAAGGTGACGAAAGGGTTAAGGGGACAAAAGTGCCATATCCAGCAGCTCGAAACACAACATCGTCTAATGCAACCCAACTAGTATTCCCACTACCATTTACAATACCACCCCATCGTACTGTTCCATCGTCAGCGCAAACGTAGATAGTGCCGTTTCCACCACCTGCCGAAACGGCAAATATCTGATCAAATTCCGGTCGCATAGCAATAGGTAGTGTTCCAAAAATACTACCAACAGGAACCGCAGCATTAGCATTACCGACCAAACCACCAAGACTGACAATTCCAGTCGATGACATGGTTGCCTGAAACGTACCATTACCTAGAACTGTCCCGGGGCCAAACAATGTTGCTTGTTCCCCATATTCGCCAAATACATCATTAGCGCCATAGCTTCCGTAAGTCGCCCAGGGTGGATTTAAAGCAATATCCCACTGAGGCAGAAACGTTGGTCGTGTGGCCAAATCGGGGCCAATGACATACCAAGTATTTCCGGATCGACCCACTAAAACCGAACTTCCTGCTTTAAATTCCATATCAGCAGTACTATTCGTAAAGTGAACATCATTAATTACGGTGCCATCAGTGAGCGTAACTGTGGGCAATCCAAAGAACCACCCCGCCGATATCGTGCCCTTTCGTAATCCACCCGAAAGAGCTAGCGACTCAGCAGTGATTGCCTTTGTCGAGTTCACCCCAGCCAAGGCCTCAGCCTGGGTTGCAAGCTGAACGAGTCCTCGGCGATCGTTGGTAGCGGTCAGAGCCGCAAGACCCGAGGGGGTGACAGCACGTACAGTGTCGGTACCAGTAGTTACCTCAACGTTAGTTGCAAGCTCCACCAGCCCGGAAACATCCGTTGTAGCCGCGATGGGGTACACCTTGCCCGCATTGTACGTGCTGCCGTCGTGACGAGTGAGAATAAGGTCGCCAGAGGGATCGATATCCCCACGAACAACAGTTCCGTTCTCAATCGCGAGCATACGCTCCATAGTAAAGACCTGAACGGTTCCCACTTCGTCTCCCTTCTAGAGCGAACTAAGTTGATATG